ATCAAAACAGTAGAAGAAGCAAGAGATGCTCTTGCAAATGGGTATGGATTAAGTGTGTGTAGTAATTATGGATTCAGTAATAAGCGTAGTGCTAAGGGATTTGCTCGTAAAAGTGGGTCATGGGCTCATGCGATGGCATGGACGGCTTGTGATGATACTGGTAGTGAGCCAGCCTTTCTTGTCCAGAACAGCTGGGGTAAATGGAACTCTGGAGGCCATCCAGATTGGGGTAATATCCCAGATGGTAGTTTTTTAATACACGCTGATGTGGCCGCTGCTATGTTAAGACAGAATGGGGCGTATGCCTTTAGTGATTTTAATGGATTCCCTCCACAAAAACTTCCTGATTATGGATTTGACTCGTATCTCTGAGGTGTAATATGAAATTTTTAGATAAAGTAGCATTAAATAGTCTTATAAAAACCATTACTAATTTTATATTAGCAATTTTAAAAATGTTTGCTCCAAACCAAACAACAGACAAATCTAGAAGACCGTTAAGAGACTTACTCGATAAATGGAGAAAATAAATGAAACCCGTCGTCACTACCCTTGTAATGCTGGCAGTCGTAACTTCAGTTAATCTAGAAAAAATATCTCCTACCGCAGCAGTCTGTTTAATAGGTGGCGTAATGGCTACTGACGGAGATGAAGTGGCTGTCAAGTACAAAAGAAAAAACTGTCCAGTATGCAAGGGTAAGGGTTGGTATATTAGCGGTGACGGTATCGCTAAAGTAGAATGTGGTTATTGTGAACCAGAAAAAGGTCAACAGGCCACAGAAGAACCTAAAGACGACTGTTGCAAAACTGAAATCATTATGGAACAATGATACATTTTATTTGTTCGTATTTTAACTTTGGTAATTCTACTAAAATAAAGAACAACTACATAAAGTTTAGACGTAACTTTAAATATCCTATCACAACTATAGAACTGGCTCTGCCAGATCAACAATTCTTTATTCACGATAGCATTAAGCTGGCTGTAGATTATAATAATATACTATGGCAAAAAGAGAGGTGCTTAAATTTAGCTATAGAAGAATCTAAAAGAGGCACTGATGCTATCGCTTGGATAGACACAGATGTTATCTTCGACAATCCTAATCTTCTAAGAGATACTGAAAAAGCATTAGAGAAATGGAAAGTTGTGCAGATGTTTGAAAAGGTTTATGAAAGCCCCACAGTCAATGACTTTTTTAATAATTATAGCTTAGGAAAGCAAATGGTCGATGAACTAGAAATCAGCTATCCTAATATTGGTTTGGCTTGGGCTTTTAGAAGAGATGTTCTTGTGGACGATAAATTATATGATCTTGACCCAGTAGGAAATTCAGATGTTTTACAGCTTATGGCATGGTTAGGGAAGTGGGACAACTCATGTATCCTGAACCTTCTGCCACAATATAGAAAAGAGTTTCTGATTTGGGCTTGGAATAGCTATCAAAATGTACAATCAGACATAGGGTATGTTAAAGGCTCATTAGAGCATATATATCATGGTAAACAACAAGACAGAAGATATCGTCCCAGAAATCAAATATTAATAGACAATAACTATGTCCCTTCAAAAGATCTACGGATGGATCATAATAAGCTATATACTCTGCCGTACTGTCCTCAGATGGTAGAAGATATTAGGCAGTATTTTAATCTTCGCTCACAGAGCGAATGATGGTGTATTTATAATTGTTTCATCCTCTTTCTAATGGGTATTATTATGAGTAGTGTTGATGTTAAAAAGTATGTTGCGGAAAAAATTCTATCCAAAACATCTATAGACCCTGATCAAAAGTTCGGTAGTATTATTGCTCTTTTAATGGTTATCAGTATCTGTATTACTGCCATTAGAGTAGTTCAAGAATGCGAAAAGAAAAGAACGAAAGATTTTAGTTGCGAAGATCGCTGTACATATTTTACAGAAAAGTTTAAATATCTTGGATTAAAGAGAGGTTGGTTCAGTCTATTGAGACTTAAAAAAATCATTAGACAACACATGGATATTGAAGACTATAGAGAGTACAAGAACGAATTAGCAGAGGCTATTTTAGACACTAGTGTCACACTAACAGAAGCAGAAACACACGTTTTTATGGAGGCAGCAGATAATGTTTAGTATTTTAATATGGTGCGTATACGGAATCATAGTAGGGTCTATTGCTAAAAGCATTGTACCCGGTGAAGAAAGATTTGGATTTTTTCAAACTATTGCATTGGGTGTAGCTGGCTCGTACATGGGAGGTGCTGTAGCTTACTTACTAGGGATGGAAAGTTCAGTTAGCCCCGGTGGGATTATATTAGGAATTGGTGGCGGCGTTGTCGCTTTGATTTTATACAATAAAATAGTTAATAAATAAGACAACTAAGGATTTACAATGAATTTAATTCAATGTTACCACCCTGATTTCAGTGGTGGAATAGGAGATTTTCTACGAGGTGCTTGCTATCTAAACAAGCTCGCAACAGAACAAGGATGGAAGTTCTATCTAGATTGGCAACATCATCAAATCGGAAGATACATAAGTAATGGAGATGTAGAACTGCCTGATTATAACAAGTCTCATGTTTTAGATTTTGAAATGTTATCATTAAGTATGCATGAAGACATACCTATGAAAGATAGGTATGAGACAATCATCAAAAGAATATGCGACAATGTAGATTCTAATAGTGATGATACTATAGCTGTTTCTTCATTCTATTTACCAGACCTATACGAAAAACATCCTCTGCAAGCTACAGTAGAATATCCGCTATCTCCTCTAGAGAAAGAATATCTACAATCACAAATTTGTATGTCTAAAGAAATAATAAATATATATAGTTTGAGAAATACATGGAATGAACCTCAATACGCCTTTAGAAGTCCTCACAGAAAAAAATATGCCACTGTACACTTCAGGATTGGAGACAAAGAAACCTTACCTTATTTAGATAACTACTGGAATGACTTAGACCCAAAGATTCAAAATAACTATAATTTTCAACAGCCTAAACACGACTTTGAAGATATGTATACATTACTAATCAAACACATGAATCATGATGAATACGATCATCTTGTGTTGCTTTCGGACTCTAATGACTTCAAAGAGTTTGTTGCAGAAAAGAAAAATGCAGATATTTTTATTGTACATAATGAGAGTCGTCACACTTCATCAAAACCCGGACTATTAAGATCAACTCCTTATTTTGGATCACCTTTAACTAGGTTAGAGTTAGAGTCTTTATGTATAGATATAGAGACAATTCTGTGTGCAAAGAAAAATTATTCATATAGTACTTACATTTGGGGTTCTGGATTTAGTGTGTGGCTTAGTAAAATTTTTAATGTGCCTTTTGAGGCTTACCATTTAACATGATGTATAAAGCTAATATAGTACAAACATTTATCTCTGCACTAGGGGCTAAGTCATATTTAGAAATAGGTACTCATAGAGGACAAACATTTTTTGATATTATCGCAAAACATAAAGTTGGAATAGACCCTATGGCCCCAAGACTATTTCCAATCAAGGGTATTACTAGGAATAATTCTGATGATTTTTTTGCGGAAAATAAGAAAACTTTTGATGTTATATTAATTGATGGACTACACTATGCTGAACAAGCTAAAAAAGATATTGAGAATGCTTTAGCCATCCTTAATTCAAAGGGAGTAATTGTAGTTGCTGACTTGTTGCCACCTAGAGAACATTATCAAGTTGTGCCTCCTGAACTTAATACTATACAATGGACAGGGGATACTTGGAAAACTTGGGTAAGGCTCAGAGAAACTAGAGAAGATTTAAGCATGTTTGTGGTTGACGCTGATCTTGGTTGTGGTATTATAACTGTAGGTAGTCAGGATTTATTAGAGAACGACAAAGAATTAAATTGGGAAAATTTTGATCGTTACAAACAACAATGGATGAACATAATTTCAGAACAGGATTTTTCAGACAGATATGAAACCAGCATGGATAGATTATTTTCTTGCGACCGCGAAGCTAGTCAGTAGTCGTAGTCACGACATACATACCCAACACGGATGCGTAATTACAGATAAACAACACAGAATTTTAGGAGTAGGCTACAATGGTTTTCCTAAAGGTATGTGTGATAAAACACTCCCCACTAACCGACCAGACAAATATCATTGGATGATACATGCAGAAAGAAACGCATTATCAAATTGTGTCATAAGACCAGATGGAGGTATTGCATATATTACAGGACAACCATGTAATGACTGCATCATGGCATTGTGGCAAGAAGGAATTGTAGAAGTGCATATTATTGATGGTCATGGGACAAAACTATTTGACCAAGAAGCCAAAAACAGGTTTGATTTATTTATAAAGCAAACAGGTATGAAAATCTACAAACATACACCAAATTTTTCTTGGATCAAGGAAATTAACTGGGAATAGTTTTACTTATGAGCAATTATATTAGGTGTATTACAGTACATAGCAATTATCATTCTTCCGGCCCTTTTTACTCTAACCAGTGATTTATCCTCTATGAACAAATCATCTTTTACGGGCCACAGCATTTATTAGAAAGTTTTAAGGAGATAGTATGTCGTCGTTAAATGAATTACAAAATTATACTTTTGTTAGCAAGTATGCAAGATGGATCGAAAGTGAAAACCGCAGAGAAACTTGGAAAGAGGCTGTAGATCGTGTGAAAAACATGATGCACACCCACTACTCTGAGGTAGGGGTAACTGACGACATAAATTGGGCGTATGACCTTATGCTTAAAAAGAAAGTACTAGGAAGTCAAAGAGCATTACAATTCGGTGGAGAGCCAATCCTGAAGCGTCATGCAAAGATATATAACTGTACCAGTGCTTACTGTGATCGTCTAAGATTTTTTCAAGAATGTTTCTGGCTGCTACTATGTGGTAGTGGTACAGGGTTTAGTGTTCAAAAACATCATGTCGCCAAGCTGCCAAATTTAAGCCAAAATAAAAAAGATAAACGCAAAGGTGTAAAACATAAGATAGAGGATAGTATTGAGGGCTGGGCAGATGCTCTAGGTATTCTTCTTAGTTCCTACTTTAATAAACCTGCTGAACCTAAATGGGCAGATTTTAAAGATCAACACATTACATTTGACTATAGCAATATCAGAGAAAAAGGTTCTCAGTTATCCTCTGGGGTCGGAAAGGCTCCCGGCCCAGAACCATTGCAAAATGGGCTAGAAAAAATTAGAGAACTATTAGATGGGTGTGTTGAAAATGAGCAGAAGAAACTCAGACCGATTGATGCTTATGATATTATTATGCATTCAAGCGATGCTGTATTATCTGGTGGTGTTCGCAGAAGTGCGTCATTAGCATTGTTTAGTCCTGAAGACGAAGAAATGGCAAAAGCTAAAACAGGCAACTGGTATATAGATAATCCTCAACGTGCCAGAAGCAATAACTCAGCATTGCTGCTAAAAGACGAAACAACATACGAACAATTTGCAGAACTCATGGAGTCTGTCAAAGAGTTTGGAGAACCGGGATTTATCTGGAGTGATTCTACAGAGATGACATTTAACCCCTGTGTAGAAGTCGGCATGTGGCCTGTAGATGAAGCAACTGGAAAGTCAGGATGGCAGGGCTGTAACCTTTCTACTATTAATTGTTCTTCTATTACTGATGCAGAAGACTTTTATGAAAGATGCCGTGCTGCTGCAATTATCGGAACACTACAAGCAGGCTTTACTAATCTAGAATATCTAGGCAAAACAACTAATGCTATTTTTGAAAGAGAAGCATTGTTAGGAGTTTCTCTTACTGGCATTATGGAAAAGCACGAACTTGTGTTGACAGAACAGGTGTTAAAGAAGGGTGCTAAGATTGCTGTAGATACAAATAAAGAACTAGCTAAAAAGATTGAGATAAATCAGGCCGCTAGAGTTACCTGTCTAAAGCCAGAAGGAACATCTAGTGCTATGCTAGGTACAAGTTCAGGTATTCATCCCCATCATGCCAAGAGATATATTAGGCATGTTCAGGCTAATACTCTCGAAGCACCGTTTCAACACTTTAAGAGTTATAATCCACAGGCATGTGAGAAGTCATCATGGTCTGCTAATGATACTGATGAGGTAATCAAATTCCCTGTAGAAGTGCCAGATGGGTCTAAACTTAAAAATCAATTACCTGCTGTAGAAATGTTGGGCGTAGTAAAAGATGCTCAAAGAAACTGGGTACACTCTGGGAAAAATAGGGCATTATGCACACAAGATTTTTTAAGTCATAATGTTAGTAATACTGTTACTGTGCAGCCTGACGAATGGGAGGCTGTTACCAAATTTATTTATAATAATCGTAAATACTTTGCAGGAATTAGCCTAATCCCTTTAAGTGGAGATAAAGATTATCCACAGGCTCCATTTACTGCTGTGCTTACTAGTCGTGAGATTGTTAAAGAATACGGAGATGCTGGGCTGTGGTGTTCAGGTCTTATTGAACTAGGCTTAAATGCCTTCAATAATAATCTCTGGGCTGCTTGTGACTATATCACATTAAACCAAGAAACAGATAAAGATAGTGAAGACAAAAAACTATTTGCTTTAAAGATGAGGAGGTTTGCTAAAAAGTATTTTGACGAAGATATGAAAAGGTTGACCTATTGTATGAAAGACGTATATAATTGGAAAATTTATACAGACTTGTATGATAGCTTTACCAAAGTAGATTATACACAACTATTAGAGACAGAGGACAATACCGTAGGGATAGAAGAAATTAGTTGTGCAGGTGGTGCATGTCTAATATAAACCCCTTGAAAGGTAGAAATTTTGAAAAAGAAAAGAAAACGAAAGGGCCAAATCCATGTGGGTTCCCCACAGATTGTTAAACCCGAAGAAATCGTAGTTGGTTTTAAAAACAGATTAAAACCTCGTACTATTAACCAAAAAGATTATATTCGTGCTGTAGCTGAGAACACCATTACATTTGCTCAAGGTGTGGCAGGAAGTGGTAAAACACATATTGCTGTTGGCATGGCTTTAGAATATCTTCTTGATTTTAAAGTAGAAAAAGTTGTCATTACTAGACCAGTAGTGGAAGCTGGAGAAAAACTGGGTTTCTTACCGGGAACAGCAGAAGAAAAACTCCATCCATATTTACTACCTCTGTTTGATGAGATTAATTATTTTCTTTCACAACAACATCGTTCCAGTTTACAGAATAAACATCAGATAGAAATAGTCCCTTTGGGATTGATGAGAGGTCGTAGTTTTCATGATGCTTTTATCGTAGCAGATGAATGTCAGAATGCTTCATACGACCAGCTTAAAATGCTACTGACTAGAATAGGCATGAGAAGTAAAATGGTTCTTACTGGTGATACAGAACAATCAGACTTAGAACAGAGAAGACAAGGTGGATTTGCTACTATAATTGACCGTCTGCAAGATACTCATAATATCGGGTTCACACATTTAGAGAATGTTGACATTTTGAGAAATCCAATTATTGCGGACATTGTGAATAAACTACAATGAATCATCAAAACTGTTTAGTATTAAATGCTGACTATACTCCTATGGGGATTATAGATTGGAAAAAGGCTATGGTATGGTCTTTTAGATATACCCATGAACATAATCCTAGTATAGAAATCATAGAGTGGCATAATCAAGATAAGGTTATTAGCTCTACAGGGCCAGTAAAAATCCCTTCTGTTGTCCGTACTATAAAGTATTTTAGGATGTATAATAAGGCAGTTAATTTTTGCAGAAAGAACGTGTTTATTAGAGATGATTTTACATGCCAATATTGCCATAGCCAATTCCCTGTGGGCAAATTGACATACGATCATGTGATACCGAAATCCAAATGGAGAGAACATAGTAGTCCTACATCTTGGACAAATATCGTCACATGCTGCATAAAATGCAATTTAAGAAAGTCTGATAAAACCCCTGAACAAGCCAATATGCCACTGAAAAGACAACCTATTGCACCACAAAAATCATTTAAGTACTTGCCACTTGCCTATCAGCTGCATACTATACTAAAGGAATTGCCAGAACAGTGGGTCACATATATAGGAGATGTCAGGAAATAATGCCGACTTATAGTTATTACTGTGAAAAATGTGAAGAAAGTTTTGAGAAGTTTTTCTATATCAGTAATTATAAAGAACGAGTGAGATGTCCAGAATGTCAGAAGACTTGTCAAAGAGACTACGATGATATTCTTACACAATCTGCATCTATAAAGAAAGCAGATAGTGAACTTAAAACTATTGGCGATCTAGCTAATAGGAATAGAGATAAACTATCTGTGGATGAACGAATAGCATTAGATAAAAAACATAACGAATACAAGGATACGGAATTGGAAAAAGAGTTGCCTAAAGGCATGTCTAAAATGAAGAAACCTAAGAATAAAATAAAGTGGAGATAATTATGTCAGATGATTTAGATTTTACATTGGATCAATCCAAGAAAGAAACTGTCTCGCATGAAGACGAGTTCTATACCCTGTTTGGTATAGAAGATTATGTAGACGACAACGGTAATACTAGACAAACTCAACAAGGCAAGAAAACGTATGCTAAACGTGTAGACGGCAAATGTCTTGTTAAGATAGGTATAGACGGAAGAGCATATAACCCTCTTGGTTTATATTCTGAAGGTCATGCAAATAAAACATTAGCTAAAGTAGGAAAAGGTCAATATAACTTCAAAAGGGTAAATCCAAAAGTATTTGATCTGTATGTTTCTTTTCTAAGAACTAAAAATATCGCGTGGTTAAACAATGCAAATAGGGAGTTATTATGAGATTAAATAAATCGCAAAAGTATGCTATTCAGTGGATGGTTTCTCAAGGCCATGATGTAACTCAGATTGTAAAGGAACTAAAGATTCCTGTTGATGCTGTGAATAAATTTATTGAGAAAAACTGTAAGCCTAATGATGATAATACAGTCAAGACTACATCATCAAGAGTAAAGGCATCGGACTTAATGATACATAAGACAGCAGAAAAAGGAACAAAGAATGTAGCGGTTATGACTAAAGAGGCATCTGAAGTAGCAGACAATTTTAAGAAGAATGTCCCTACTCAATCTCATCGTCATAGTGACGCTATTCACAGGATACATGAATAAATACGACTCAAAGTACTCTAACGGTAAAAAGGTTAGTGCTGCACAGTATATTACAGAGATAATATGTGAACACTACGCCAAGAAAAATAAGCTAGACTTATACTATAGGTTTTGGACTCATAAAGATTGGGCCACATTCTATAGGGGTCAAATAGGCACTGCAAATAAACTATTAAAGAAGTACGATTGCAAGGCTATCATAAGGGCTTTAAATAATCCGAAAAGTACAAGAATTTATTCCTTGAGAGCCCCTCATCTAGCTGCTATTATAGAGAGCGAGGAAAGCAAGCTAGAAAGAGAAAATAAAAACCTGACAAAACAGTACGAACGTAAGAATGAGAAGTTTAAGAAAAGCACAGGCAAGAAAAACATCATATCAAAATTGAAGGACTTAGAATGACAATGACAAAAGAAAAACCAAAAGCAACAAAAAAGCCAAAAACTTTATCCACAGACTTAGAAAAAACTTTTGGTGCTGATATTTTAATGTCTGGAAATGCTATTAAGGAAAAGGTAGTACAGACCATCCCACTTAGTCCTGCACTAGATATGATCTTACATGGTGGAGTTCCAGAAGGTAGCTTTGTGGTGCTTACAGGACAACCTAAATGTGGCAAGACTGTCACATCTTTAAGTTTAGCTGCTGTAGCTTTAGATCCTAAATATCAGGGAGATCTAGAAAAGCCTAGACATTGCTACTATCTGAATATAGAAGGACGACTTAAAAAGAGAGACATAGAAGGTATTAAGGGTTTAGATTTAGATAGGTTTACTTTGATAGGTTCTACGCAAGGTAAAATTCTACACGCAGAAGAATACTTACAGATTGCAGAAAGAATTATCAATGAAGAACCGGGAAGTATTGTTATCATTGACTCGTATTCTGCTTTATGTACAGAAGCAGAAATTACATCTGATATGAATAAAATGCAACGAGCAGACGGAGCAAAACTACTTGCTAAATTCTGTAGAAAGGTTGCCAATGTTATTCCTGTAAATAAGAATATTGTTATCGGTATCACACACCTGATGGGTAATCCTACAGGATATGGTGCAGAGTTTAAGGAAAAGTCTGGTCAAGCTATTGCATATCAAACAGATATTAAACTACGGGCTAAAAGATTTGCACCTCTACTAGTAGGTAAGGAAAATGCACAAATAGGACAAGAAGTAGAATGGCAAGTCGTATGTTCTGCTCTTGGGCCACCGGGAGCAACTACTACCAGCTACATTAGATATGGAGAAGGTATTGACAAGAGTATGGAATTATTTAATATGTGTGTAGACGTTGGGTTGATTGCACAGGCTGGTGCTTGGTATACCTTTGAAACTGTAGAGGGTAATCCTAAATTTCAAGGTGCTGAGAAGGCTAGAGAACATTTAATAAATAACCCTGACGTATATGATGCACTATTAAAAGAGATTAATGAAGCATTAGGTTTGTAATGGATATTATTGATTTAGACGACAACATTAGGAAATGGTCATTAAAAGGATATGTCTCTAAGGCTTCAGCTACCAATAAGTCTAGCCATCACATCAATGCTAGAAAGCTGCTGCACAAGATATATCCCACACTTCAAATATTAGAAGAGGTATCCATACCTATCAACAGAAAAGAAACATTATATTTGGACTTTTACATACCGATGATTAAGAAATGTATAGAAGTACATGGTGAACAACACTATAAATTTATCCCGTTTTACCATACTAATAAACTAAACTTTCTAAAAGCCAAAAAGAAAGATAGGCAAAAAGCAGAGTGGTGTGAAAAAAATTCTATAACATATATTGAGTTACCGTATAACTTATTAGAGGAATGGGAAGAAAGATTAGGATGAATACTAAAGACAGAGTTAAAGAATGGGATGATGTTCTTGATGAATATGAAAAAGGTATAGGTTTACCTAAATATAATGGTGGTCAGTTTACAAACTCTGAACTAGAACATTATTTTTCTATGGATAGAAAAGTACTAGAATCTATGACTCCACAAGACTGTGGAGAAATAGCATACAGATTAGGACAGTTTAGCTTTCATGTTCAAAGAAGTCTCAACAGAGAATTAGCTAGGGTAAATTGGGCAGAAGAGAATATTAAAGAAGCTATTGCAGATGAACTAAATTCATATAAAGGATATGGATATATAGAAAAATCATCACAAGCAATTAAACATAACGACAATGCTAATGCTTTGAATAAAATTAAGAAATATGCAAAAATGAGAGCAGACAGGCTGCAATATACAGCCACTAGTGTAAAAAACCTATCAGACATTTTACTGAATATTCAGAGGAGTAAATTGAAACATGAGCAATAAGAAAGAAACAATAGAACAGATTGTTGATCTTCTTAGGTCTTTGGTAGATGATGAACCAGAAACTGAAGAGGTCAAGCCTGCTAAAAAGAGACAAACAAAGAAAAAGACTATTCGTAAGAAGTCTAGCACAGCAAGAAACAGAAAGACAACATCAACTAAGACGACTTCTATTAACAAGTTTGATAGTATGCCAGAAAGAAATATGTTTAGGGATGATGTGGCTATTGACAAGAAACTTAGCGTACAACCACCCTCGCCAAGAACTAGGTCATACACTACTATAAATGTAACGTGTCGGTCTTGTGGGAAGTCGGACAGTCTAAATCCTGCATTGGTACATGATGCAACAAGATATAAATGTAATACCTGTTCTCAGGCTGGAGGTTGATGAATGAGTCTTGATGATACGTCTGCTGAAAGAGCAGTATTATCAGGGATTTGCAAATACGCTGACGATATTTATTTGGAAATTGCTGATATTATTGATACTGAATGTTTTACTATAGACAGCAACAAACTAATCTTTGAGTGTGTTAAAAATCTCTGTGAAGAAAATGTTCCTGCTATTGATCTAGCATCTATCCTATCTCAGGCAAAAGAATTGGGATATGAAGATTATTTTAATAAGAAAGATGAACTCACACATCTACAAGCTGTATTAAATTTTCCAATACACAAAGACAATGTCAAGAAGTTTGCAGCTAAGATAACCAAACTTAAAATAGCAAGACTACTAAAAGACCAGCTTAGAGATGCACAGAAAAGCATTAATAGTATCAATGGCTCAGAGTCTGTATCACATATTATATCTTTAGCAGAAGATCCGATATTTGATTTTACTAATCTGATCAGCAATGATGATGCGGCTCCTGAACAAATGTCTAAAGGGTTAGAAGAATATCTCCAAGAACTACAAGACAATCCTATAGATCAAGTAGGTATTCCCACGGGATTCCCTGTGTATGATCAGGCTATTGGAGGAGGTTTGAGAACAAGTACAATTAATGTAATTGCTGCTCGCCCTAAAACAGGTAAAACTCTGCTATCTGACAACATGGGTTTAAATATAGCTAAACGAGGCATCCCTGTCTTAAATATGGACACAGAGATGACAAAAACAGACCATATAAACAGACTTATAGCCATGATGACCGAAATAGAAATCAATAAAATTGAGACAGGCAAATTCGCTGACTCTCATGCTTCTTTGACAAAAGTAAAAGAGGCAGCAGCAGAGATCGCTGATATGAAATTTTATCACAAATCTATTGCTGGCAAACCATTTGATGAACAGATATCTATTATGAAAAGATGGTTGGTAAAAGATGTTGGTTTGAATGATGATGGAACTGCGAAACAGTGCGTAATATTTTATGACTACTTAAAACTGATGGACACACAAGGCTTGTCAGGAGATATGAAAGAGTATCAACTGCTCGGATTCATGATGACTAGCCTACATAATTTTGCGACGAAATACAAAATTCCTATTGTTGGATTTATTCAGCTTAATAGGGATGGTATCACAAAAGAAAGCACAGACACAGCTAGTGGTTCAGATAGAATCATCTGGCTTTGTAGCAACTTCACAATCTTTAAAAGAAAGAGCGATGAAGAAATATCAGAAGATGGCCCCAATTCTGGCAATAGAAAACTTATTCCTATTATCAGTAGGCATGGTGGTGGTCTTGATGATAATGATTATATTAATTGTAATATGAAGGGTTGGTGTGCCAAAATTACAGAAGGCAAAACCAAACTTGAAGTAGCCAATAGTAGTTCCAATGAAGATGAAGGATTTGTAGTAGACAATGATGACAAAGAAGAAATCCCCTTCGCATAATCAGCATCAGTTAAAAGCAATTTGTGATGCTTTATGTGATAATATAGAAGAGTTATTAGCTGCATTAGATCTGCACGAATACAGAGATAATGGAAAGATGATAACAATGGCGTGTCCTATTCATGGTGGAGATAATGACTCTGCTCTAAATTTATATTATGAAGGAGACACATATAGAGGCAACTGGAAATGTAGAACTCATCAATGTGAAAAGATTTTTAAAGGTTCTATATTAGGCTTTATTAGAGGTGTTCTGTCGGCACAGAAATACGGATGGGAAAAAGAAGGAGATAAGATTGCACCATTCCCAGAAGTAATGTCTTTTGCCGAAAGCATAGTGTCTGATAAATTAGACGGTCAATTAGACGACATTAAACTAAGATCAGACAAGACTAATTTTTCTAGGATTGTTAACAATCTAGCGGTTAAGCCTTTAAGCGAAAAAAAGATTCCTAGAGAATCAGCAATAAGCAATATTGATATACCAGCAAAATATTATGTAGATAGAGGCTTCTCTAAAGATGCTTTACAAAAGTATGATGTAGGACTTTGTAGTAATCCTAAAAAGCCCATGTATAGCAGAGTTGTGGTTCCTATATACGATGACTCTGGGCAATACCTAGTAGGAGCAACTGGTAGAAGTATCTATAATAAATGTGATATTTGTGGGGCTTTCCATAATCCTAATGGTCAGTGTCCAGATAAAGAAAAGACATGGTTATATTCTAAATGGAAACATAGTCTTGGCTTTAAGTCTCAGAATCATCTTTATAATTTTTGGTATGCTAAAGAACATATTCTAAAAGACAACTATGCAATCATTGTAGAAAGTCCCGGTAATGTATGGAGACTAGAAGAAAACGGAATACACAATAGCGTAGGTATCTTTGGATGTAATCTAAGCGACAGACAAAAACTGATCTTAGATTCTTCTGGTGCTATGACTCTGTTTATTATTACAGACAATGATGAAGCAGGACATAAAGCAGCAGAGGAAATTAAAGAGAAGTGCGAAAATACTTATAGATTATTTTTCCCTAAAATCTCTAAATCAGATATTGGGGAGATGAGCAACGAAGAAATACAAAAAGAAATTAAACAGTATATAGAGGCGAACTTATGATTATAGCATTTGCGGGTAGAAAGCAATCTGGTAAAACTACTTCTGCTGAATACCTAGTAAAACAATATGAATCTACTCATGACTATGGAAAAGCACGTATATATAACTTTGCAGATAGTTTAAAACAAATGTGCATGGATATATTTGGTATCAATTACAATCAGTGCTATGGTACTGACGATCAAAAAAATCAATTAGTAGATTGTCTTTGGCCTGATACAGATATTTGTATGTCGGCTAGAGAAGTCTTGCAATATGTCGGTACAGATATATTTAGAAAAATGCAACATAACGTATGGGCTAATGCCACTATGAGGTCTATTATAAAAGACAGATACAGCCTTGCTATTATTGCGGACTGTAGATTTCCTAATGAGGTAGAGACAGTTAAAAAGTTCGATGGTTTAGTGATTAAACTAAATAGAGACCTGTTTACATCATCACACGCAAGCGAAGTGGCATTGGATGCCAAAAACTATGATTACTCTAATTTTGACTTGGTTGTTGATAGTCAAGAGATGGGTATCGACGAACGGAATCAAATCATCAAAACCTTCCTCCAAGAAAAAGGGGTGTTACCATTATAATTACATATTTCCGAAGTTCCTCCTATAATACTCATAATATGTGTGAGCAGCAATATCTGTTTGACTATGTTATGGGATATAGATCTCCTTCTAATAAGAAGGCAGACAAAGGAACTATTGTACATAAAGTACTAGAAATATTAGCTTTTGTAAAATTTCACCAACAAAAGAAAGATAAAACTTTTGTAGACGATATTGTGGGAGAGGTAGATGTAAATAATTATGATCTAGATGCAATTATAGATTCTGTTTATACATACTATACAACAGCCTTTAGTCATCATAAGTGGACAGCAACAGACGCTAGAGATTGTTCTAAGTGGACATACAAGGCTATCAATTACGAGGACGGAATGTTTGATCCTAGAAAAAGAAACATTCTGTATCCTGAACAAAGGTTTGATATTACCATAGATAAGCCTTGGGCACATTTTAAGTATAAGACTAAAGATGGGCCACTAGAAGGACAATTATCTATTAAAGGTACAATCGACTTGATCACTCAGCCCAACGAGAACACTGCTGAAATTATAGATTGGAAAACAGGACGCAGATTAAACTGGGCAACTGGGGAAGAAAAGACCCAAGAGAAACTAGAAGTAGACCCACAACTAATGATATATTACTATGCAGTAAAAAAGCTGTATCCACATATAGATAATGTAATTGTGACAATCTATTTTATTAATGATGGTGGGCCATTTAGCGTGGCGTTTGACAAGAGCGATATGCACAAGACAGAACAGCTATTGAAAGACAAGTTTAAGAAGATACAACATACTCTAAAACCGAGATTAAGCAAAAGCTGGAAGTGTACAAAATTATGCCATTACGGTAAGACGACTTTCGAGGGAACAAATATTGAACCTATCACAGAATATAGAGATGGTATGGTATGCAATGTTGGCGACAAAATGACTAAATGTCAGCAGGTCGCTCACGACATTGGCCTCAAAGGTTATCAAGAAACAGTTGACGAGTACACTACTCCCGGCTACAATGTAGGACATTACAAGGCTCCGGGAAGTACAGAATGAAAAAATATATACCTTTGCATGTGCATACGCACTACAGCTTATTGGACGGATTAAGTAAACCTTCAGATATTGTTAAAAGATGTCAGAACATTGGAGTATCATCCTGTGCTATCACAGATCATGGATCAATCTCTGGCACTGTACAATTCTATAGTAAACTTAAACAAAACGGAATCAAACCTATCTTGGGATGCGAGCTTTATGTACCCCAAAAAGATTCCAAAGAAAAGAACAGAGAAAATGGTAAGTTAGACCATCTTGTAGTTCTATCTAAGAATTTAGCAGGATGGAAGACTTTAATTAAGATTGTGTCTGAAAGCAATAATCCTGAAAGATATTACCATAAGCCCAGAATTGATATAGACACACTGGGAGATTTGCTTGACGGTAATCTAGTAGCTATCACTGGACATTTAGGGTCTACTTTAGCACGACAGATCATACCGGGAGATAAGATAAATGACGATTGGAAAAAGAAAGGTCAAGATCATATCTCTAAATTAACCAATGCTTTTGGTACAGGGAACGTGTTTCTAGAAGCACAACTAATAGACAAAGAGATGAATCCATCTCAGGTAGAACTCACTGACTGCATCAGAACTCTAGGTGGTCTTATGGACACCAAAGTTATATGCACACCAGATGCACACTATGCCAAGCAGTCTGACGCTGTAGACCAGAGAATATTGCTGTGTAATAATATGAAGATTACTTTATCTCAGATTAACCATAAACTGCAAAATGGTCAAGACGTTCCGTTAAGCTGTTTTTTTAATAGTGATAAGTATTATATTCCATCACCAGAAGAAATGGCTGAATTGCATACTCAAGAAGAAATAGAGAACACAATATATGTAGACAGTATGTGTGAAGAGTACGATATACTTAGTCAGCCTATCTTGCCACCGTTTAACTATCCTGATAAATACAACTCTGACTCTGACTTTCTAAGAGATTTGTGTCGGTCAGGATGGAGACACAATAAGTTAAATAGTCTAAGCCAAGAAGATCAAGATAAATATGTTAAAAGATTAAAGTATGAATTTGATGTGTTGCATGGTGCTGGATTGTCTAGCTACTTTCTTATTGTGCAAGATATAGTTAATCATATTAAAGAGAACAAATGGCTACCGGGGCCGGGACGAGGCAGTGCTGCTGGCTGTTTGGTTTCATACTTATTAGGAATAACAGCTATAGACCCTATGCAATATGGTCTAATCTTTGATAGATTTTATAATGCTGGTAGAAATACAAAAGATAGAGTATCTATGCCTGATATTGATATTGACGTACCTATTGACAAACGAGAACATATCATTGAATATATTAAGTCTACTTATGGTAATGATAAGGTTTCTCAGATGTTGACATTTAATACCATGAAAGGTCGTGGTGCATTAAAAGATGTTCTTAGAGCATACGGGAATTTGGCATTCGAAGACATGAATAAAATTACTAAAAATATTCCTGATGAAGCTAAGATATCTGATGAGTTGCAGGAAATGAAAAAGGAATATGGAGAAGCGTCAATTATTAAGTGGGCTTTAGAAAACAGATCTAACGATCTAAAAGAGTGGTGTCATTTAGACGAAGAAGGTAAGCTGAATGGCCCCTTGGCAAAACGCTTTGAGCAGGCTATTAGACTAGAAGGGACTAAAACAAATCAGTCCAAACATGCTGCTGGAGTAGTCATAGCACCTGAAGCACTAACCAACATTTGTCCTATGGTTTACGATACAAAGAATAAAAATTTGATAGCGGGCATGGAAATGCAAGACTTAGAAAATATTGGGGTAATTAAATTTGATATTCTAGGAGTTGCTGTCCTAGACAAAATTATGAATATTTCTGATATGTTAAAACAAGGAGTATAAGAATGAAATTTAAAGACCTAAGAGTAACAGAAAAGTTTTATAAACAAGGCTCTAATACAGAATATGAAAAAGTTCCTGAAAGACGAGTTTCTTGCTGCAAAGTTAAATGCAATGCAAAGACTCTTCCTGAAGGAAAAGAAATTGTATTCAAACCACTCGATGAGGTAACGAAAATTGAAAACTAATAAGATATGCGTATTTGACTTTGAGACTGATGGTAAAGACCCATACAAGTGCAGCCCTGTACAACTGGCATGTGTCATGATTGATCCTGAAAAATTGGACATTATTGACAACTCTGAGTTTAACATAAACCTTAAACCGGAAGCACTAGAAAAAGACCCTGATCATCAGTACGAAGTTGATCTGCTAGAATTTCACGCCAAGGCTCAGAAATGTACCTCTACTGAAGTTTTAGAAAACTGGAAACAATATCCTAACCAAAAACAATCTTGGCAACAGTTTGTTAACTATCTAGATAAATATCATACCAGAAGCACTCGCAAGAGTTTATTCTCTGCACCTATTGCGGCAGGATATAACATCTTGAGATTTGATATGCCTATCATAGATAGAATGGCACTAAAATATAAGAATGTTGGTAAAGATAAAAGCAATAACATCTTTCATCCTAGAGATAAGATCGACCTGATGCACTTGATGTTTTTGTGGTTTGAGAATAATACGGACATTAAGAGTCTGTCTTTAGACAATATGAGAGATTATTTCGGTATGTCTAGAGACAATGCTCACGATGCTTTAGGAGATGTTAGAGATTGTGCAGAAATCCTGACTAGGTTTTTGCGATTACATAGGAATCAGGCTAAGAAAATTAAATTTAGGAACGCTTTTGCATGACAAAATATTTTGAGTATAGTAAGTGTGGATGTAAATTCCCACTGGACGACAACGGTAATATTATATTTGATCCAGACATAACCAAGATTAATCTGAACTGTAAAGCCACATGGGATTTAATATCTAGTGGAAATACTAAAGGTTGTTTTCAGTTAGAGTCTAGGCTTGGTAGAAGTATGGCTAAGAAACTAAAGCCAAACTCTATTGAACAATTAGCTGCCCTAATCAGTATTATGAGGCCGGGATGTCTAGAAGCGGTGAGAGATGGTAAAACAGTTAGTACTCATTTTATAGATAAAAAAAATGGTCTTGAATCTGTTGATTATTTTCATCCTGCTCTAGAACCTATCTTATCTAATACTTTTGGAGAAATGGTATACCAAGAACAAGCTATGCAAATAGCTAAAGACTTAGCAGGTTTTGATTTGCAAGAAGCAGATATGCTGAGAAAAGCTATTGGTAAGAAAAAAGCAGATGAGATGGCAAAGCTAAAAGACAAATTCATCAAAGGATGTAAAAAACTAGGTATCATCTCTTCTGAACAAGCAGACCAAATTTTCTCTTGGATTGAGAAAAGCCAAAGATATAGTTTTAATAAAAGTCATGCTGTAAGCTATGCTATGAATGCTTACCTTTCTGCTTACGGCAAGGCTCACTTTACTAGAACTTTCTTCGCCTCTTATTTAAAGTTTGCTAAAGATAAGATAGATGCTCAACAAGAAATTAAAGAACTAATTCAAAACGCATCTCAAATGAACATCCATGTCTCTACTCCTGATATTAGAAAACTTAATAGATATTTTGTTTTAAGAGATAAGATTATTTACTTTGGTTTAACAGATATCAAGGGTGTGGGTCAGTCTGTATACAACAAACTAGAAACCCTTACAAATGAAAGCAAGCTAGAGACAATAGGCTGGGTAGACATGATATTTAATATCCTGCTTAATATTAACAGCAAGGCCGTTAAAGGAATGATATCGTCTGGGGCTATGGATCATTTTAAGATAACCAGAAACAGAATGTTGTTTGAATATAGCATAGCGGCTGACCTAACTAAAAGAGAAGCAGAACTATGCAGAAAATATATAAAAGATAATAGTAAGCTGAAGAAAGTATTGAATGATTTATTAACGGATAAGATAAATATAAGAAGAAAAAACGCAGTAGAAAACCATATAAGATCTATTGATAAGCCTCCATTCGATTTAGAAGATTCTATAGAGTGGATATCAGATCAAGAATATGAATTGCTAGGTTATTCTATATCATGTTCTAGAATAGATATGTATGATGTCTCAAATACCAACTGCACTTGTGGGGAATTTTTAAAGAGTCATCAAAAAGAAGTTGTTATAGCAGGAGAAATAGAAGGTATAAATGTAGTAAAAACAAAGTCTGGGAAAAATAAAGGGGCAGAGATGGCTTTTTTGAGCATTTCTGACAATACAGGACTTTTAGATTCTGTAATAATATTCCCAGAATCATACCGTACTTATCAGAATGTGCTTTTTGATAATAATATTGTTATAGTTAAGGGAACTAGGTCTAAGGAAAAAGATAGTCTGATAGCAGATAAAATTTTTATTCCGCAGGCTTGACACCGTGTCTCACCTATCTATAATAAGGGACGTTAGTTAATTTTTTGAACAAGGAGTTTGATTATGAATCAAGTAATTTTACGAGGGAATTTAACAAGAGATCCAGAACTTAGAACTATTGACAATGGTAGTAGATCTATTTCTGTGATCAATTTTACAGTCGCAGTTTCTAGAGAGTATACCAAGGCAAATGGGGTTAAGGACAAGATCGTGTCCTATATTCCTTGTGAGGCATGGGACTCTGGTGCTGAACTGATTGCTGAGTCGTTTAGGAAAGGCGATTTGGTTTTTGTTGAAGGATCAATGCGTAACGACAAGTGGGAAAAAGATGGCGTTAAGCATAACAGCATGAAGGTTAGAGTAAACAATTTCTCTAAACTAACAAAGCTAAAGAAGAATACCGATACTGCTAAGAACACTGAAGAAGCAGTTGCATTCTAAATATTATTACTCTAGTTTAAAATAGGAGATCTCTAGTTATATGAGAAAAAAAAGAATATTAATGGTTGGTGAGTATAACATTGCCAAATCAGGGTTCGGATTATATACTAGAGAAATCCTATCTAGGTTACATAAAACGGGTAAGTACCATATAGCAGAACTAAGTTGTTTTAATGATGGTTCTTCTCTTCCAGTAGTACCTTGGAAAGTATATCCTAATGCTGCTGATCCCAATGATAAGAATATGATAAAGGGATACAATGCTGATAGTTCTAATGTGTTTGGAAAATGGAGATTTGATCAAGTACTATTAGACTTCAAGCCTGATATTGTATTTGACATCAGAGATTTTTGGATGATAGAATTTGAAGGAATATCTTTATTGAGACCATATTTTCACTGGCTCATAGCACCTACCGTAGATTCTTTGCCGCAACAGCTAAACTGGCTACAAACATTTTCTACAGCAGATACAGTTTGTGCTCATACAGATTGGGCTGTAGACCACATGAGAGATGATGTAGGTCACAATATTCCTGCTGCAACAAGCGTGTCTGATTCTGTAGATACAGACGTATTTAGACCTATTGAGTATTCTAATAATGTTAATAGAGCACAGCATTTTGTGCCTGATGATGCTTGGATAGTTGGGTCTGTGATGAGAAATCAAAAGAGAAAACTCATTCCTAACCTTATGGGAATTGTCAGAGATTTAAGAGCAGTGACTAATAGTACCAGACCTCATCTGCTTTTGCACACTAGCTATCCAGAAAAACAAGGATGGGATATACCATCTTTGTTGCTAGAATATAATGCTTATAACTATACTTTGTTTACATATTATTGTCAAGTATGCCACAAGCCCCATGTAGGATATTTTAAGGGTGAAAAAACTAATTGTACTTTCTGTGGTGACAAAAGTGCTGTATTCCCAAACGTGGTAAAGGGTTTAACAGATGCACAACTTAATAAAATATATAACTTAATGAATGTCTATGTCCAATATGCTATATGCGAAGGACTAGGTATTCCTCAATTAGAAGCTGCTTCTGCTGGTATTCCTCTTATCTCTGTAGACTATAGTGCTATGAGCGAAGTGAGCACTTATCTAAATGCAGACAAGGTGTCGTATGCTTTGTTTAAAGAAATGGAAACGGGAGCATTTAGAGCCATACCTAATGACAAAGAATGTGTCGGCATACTATATAGACGGTTTATGCAAGGCGACTACGAAGCTAAAAAAGCTAAAGAAACTATCAGAAAGAATATTATAGCAAGTTATAGCTGGGATAAAACAGCTAAGAAGTATGAAGAACTATTTGATAATATTAAACCTAAAAATATGTGGGATCAACCATTGAGTTGCAATCCCCAATATCCTGTACAACAAAATCAAAGCAATAGGGAATTGGTTGAGAATATTATTAAGTATGTCATTCAAAGCCCTTTTCTTTTAAGAACTACATATATTCAAAATATGATTAGATTCTTAGATGAAGGATATACATGGAATGGTGGAAATATTGTTCCCTATACTATAGAAATGGCAAAGAAAAATTTAGAAGGACTGTTAAATCATAAGGTTCTATTAGAAAATCTAAGGTCAGGAGCAGCTAAGGATAACTCCCCGTTTTTAAAACATGGACAGTAATAATATACTCTATATAGCTCCTTATAATGAGGTGTCAAATCGTGGCAAACTTTCTTTGTCTTACATAAGAGGTCTGCATCAATCTGGACATAATCTAAAAATAGTACCAGTATATTATCCTAGTGAAAAATTTATAGATACCCCTGAAGATATCTTAGAATTAGAATCTAACGATTTAGATAAATACAATATTTGTTTTCAACATTGCGATCCTTTGCAGTTTTGTTTCAATAGGAATTTCGATAAAAACATTGGGATATACACCCCAACCAATATCACTAACCAAGATATCATAAACACCAGACTTAACTTATTAGACCATATCATAGTTTCTTCTGATAAGATATACGATGGACTAAAACATATCTTAGCCCCTCACATATTTAGCAAAACTAGATGTTGCCCGTATATTTTTGATGTAAAAAACACCATGCAACAAGAGACAACAAATCTAGAATGGGTAGAAGAGGATAGGTATTACTTTTACTGCGAACTAGAATTTAATGAAGAATATGATTGGGAAAAATTATTATATGTTTATCTAAGCTCTTTCACGCACAAAAAAGCAGGATTAGTATTAAGAACATCAGACATACGCAACGAGACTGAGGCTAGTGAAATCACCGTAAGAATCAATCAAATTGCTACATCAGCCGGTATTGATATTGACGAGGCATCCATGCCTAAAGTTTTAAATGGCTATACAGACGATACAATGTCCCTAAGTTTTATAAAAGCAACAGACTGCATGATAGAATGCGGAAGAACACACGATTATAATATTAATATTTTTAAAGCAGCAGCATTGAACAAAGACTTGATATGCAATAACAAATTAGCAGCATCAGAATTTTTTGACAATAATAGTGTCGAAGGTATTTCATGTAATATAAACTACAGTAATCATCAAGACAGATTTTCTTCTGACTTCTACAATAAACACTATACTATGGAGCCCATAAGTTTGAGACAACAAATGTTAAAGAGCTACTACGAAAGATTTAGAACAAAGACAGATATATCTAGCACACTAGAAAAATACGACATTAGGAATTTAGATAGGATCTTATTTTAATGTTTATCCAGAACATAGCTAAGAAAAACACACAAACAGAAAACAAAATACTGTATTCACATACAGACAATAAGATATTTGTAAAGATGCTCAGAAAGATATTTAATGCAGAAAGAGTGGGTATAATTGATGAGTCTGCATTTGCTAACAAAGGAATAGACCTAATTATCTGCAACAATAGATTAGAACTATTAGAGACTTGTATATCTTTAGCTGGATACTTGCATTGTCCTTTAATGATTGTGGATCATAAACTTAGACCTGAGCATGTACATATTAGTATGATTACGAAACCTGCTATTACTCATTTCAAAGTAGCCCTCAATAAGCAGATAGCAGAATCGTGGATGGAATGTGATGCTGTATTAGGAACAGACATTAGCAATCCTAAACATATAGAATCTTGGAAAAATACTATAGAAGATGTCATTAAGCAAACTTATAAAGTGAGTAATTATGAAGAAAAATATAGCGATATTAATTGATGAAGAAATAGAACATCCAGAAGATTATCAGTTTTGTAGTCTGGAAGATATGGCTGATCTGAAAAATGATTACGAGAATATTTATATAGGAGATCTAATAGACTATATTCCTCCATCTGAAATAGAAGGAACAATCACAGAGGTTGTGTCAAAATTGTCAGACACAGGACAGCTACACATTAAAGGGCCAGATATCTTACAACTAGCTTGGTTTTGTGGCAGGCTTAATATAGATCTAAGAAAGTTTAGATATGTTCTTTATGGAACAGGTCGTAGGGGTTGCTACAGCATGGATGAGATCATGGAAATGGCTGCATCAGGCACAGGTCTTGTTGTAGAATCAACTTCGTATATTAATGGATACGAATACTCTTTAACCCTCAAGAGAATCTGAATGAATGAACCAATTAGCTTTATAATTACATCACCATATTATGATAATGGTATAAAATCATTAGGATCAAAGTGCATATATTCTTTAAAGAAGAATACTATTCTAGAAAAACAATATAAGGCTATAGCTAAATACTGCAAAGGCAGAGAACATGAAATTATATTTGTAAACAATATAGATCATACAAGAACTAAAAAGTTTTTAGAAAAGAAGAACTTAAATATAAGATATGTTTATTTGAATAAAAATAACGTGAATCATGGAGGCTGTTTTTTAAAGGGTTTAGAACTTGCCAAGTACGACACAGTATTTAATATAGAGTGTGGGTTGATTATCTCTTATCATGCACTAGAAGACACAATAAAAAACAATAAAGATTGTGATATTAATATTTGCTGCATTGGTAATAAGCATAAACAGAACACAGATTTGGAAGTTGGTTGTGTTATACAAAACTCTGTTATAGACAACATATTTTTTGGTTTAGACCATAAGTGTATCGGTATCAACTGCATACATAAAGAAGCTAAAGAATATATTTTAGAAAACTTTAAAATAGATCAGGATAAAAACAAATACATATTTGAGATTCTTAATACCTGTATTTCTAAGCATTTCGTATGCAAAAAAACAGATTTAAAAAGCAAAGATGTTCATCTTATTTTCAACAAGAAGTCCCTACAACAATACATAGGTGTAATATGACCACTACAGAAGCAAAATATTATCATACTCAATTAGCTATTGCCTGTACATCTTTTAATGCTGAAAGGTATAATGAAGATTGTTTTAAAGAATTCTTAGAGGTTATGCTAACAGATGATGATCAGTTTAGAAAAACTTATAGCTATTCTATATACAGTGATACTTTTAGTGTTCCTCATAATCTATTTGTTCCTAGATTTCATACTTACTATTTAAATAGTGATAAAAAGCATGTCATAATTTTAGACGCAGGTATGATTGACTTGCCTATGGTTTATAATCATCATGAATACTATATCTATAACGATAAAGAACTATTTGCTAAGTTTGAAGAAAAGTATGACAATGTAACTCATATTCATTCCATTAAAGAAATTATAAAAGGATCTGAAGATGTATCAGCAACTGACTGACGACCAAAAGAGAAAAACTATTGAAAAGCTATACACAAAACAGAAGCTATCTTATGCAGAGATTGCTGAACAGTTTGATACTTATGCTAACAGGATTAGAAGAGATGCTAAAAAGTTTGGTATTCCTGCTAGAGATAAAAGTCAGGCACAAAAAAATGTTTTAAAAATGGGCAAGTCTGCACACCCTACAGAAGGTAAAGAAAGAACTGAAGAAGAAAAACATAAAATAGGTCTTGGTGTTTATAAAAACTGGGAAGAATGTGGAGAGGAAGAAAAACAAAACAGAAGGTTAAAGTCTAAGCAAAGATGGGAAGCATTATCGGATACATATAAACAGAACATGCTTACTGCTGCACACAATGCCATTAGACAAACTAGTGCAGAAGGATCTAAACTAGAGAAGTACTTATTGGAAACTCTTGTAGACAATGGATATAAGCCGCAATTCCATAAGGAAGAAGTTTTAGCAAATACTAGACTGCAAATAGATATATATGTTCCAGAAAAAAACGTAGCCATTGAGGTAGATGGGCCTTCTCACTTTGCACCAGTATGGGGAGACCAATCTCTTAATAGGAACACCAAATCAGACCAAAAGAAAACAGGACTCATACTTGGCAAAGGAATGAAATTGATTAGAATAAGACATGAGTATGACTTCTCTGCTGCTAGAGCATTTCTGGTAGGAGAAAGACTCATAGACTTATTGCAAGGAATAGATACAACTAAGGAAAAATTATTTAACATAGAGGACAATTCATGAGTAAAAGCAAGAAACCTAGTATTAATGATATTGAGTGGACAGATTACGTTTTAGAACTTCTGTCTGATGATGAAAAAATTCAGGGCAATCCTACAACTGATGGCCTTCGTAGAGTATTTGAAATCGCTCTAGATTGTGTCGTAGTAGAATCTACATCAGAAGTATCACAGTCTCCAGAGCCAAACAACGGCAACAGAGCCACTGTAGTCCATCGTCTGACCTATGTTTTAAATGATTCTAAGGTGAGCGAGGCAATTAAAACCAGAACCATTAACGGAGCCGCAGACGTATATTGGGGAAATTGTGATAAAATCTTCCGCAATCATCCTGTAGCTGTTGCAGAAACTAGAGCAGAAGGAAGAGCATTGCGTAGAGCTTTAAAACTTCGTAAAGTTGTAGCAGCAGAAGAGTTAGCCGCAGAAATCGAAGACGATATTGATGGCCATAATGTGGGCAAGGTTACTAATAATCAACTAAATTTTATGGATGTATTATGTAAGAGGCTCAACATTAATGCTATTAAATATTTAGAAAATCAAGAATTATCTATAGATACTGATAAACTTGACCATAGTGCTGGTGTATCTATTATAAGACAGTTGTCTAGTTATCAACAGGATACTAGCAATATACCCGAAACCATCTTAGGATATGAGGAAGGCTGGAAATGAAAGCATCATATAAATTAAGCGACAAGCTACAATTCGAAGTAGAAGGCGAAGGCCAAAAAGAGATCTTCAAAGAAATCGCAAGTATACAGGAAATCTTTGGAGAAACTAAATGCGGAATGTGTGGATCTGAAAATATTAAATTTGTGGTAAGGGTTGTAGAAGACAACGAATACTATGAATTACGTTGTATGGATTGCGGTGCAACACTTGCTTTCGGTCAGCACAAAAAAGGAGGAACTCTCTTCCCTAAGCGTAAAGACGAAAAAGGTGAGTATATGCCAAATAGAGGATGGTATAAATGGCAGGGTAAGTAACCGATGAGTGTTGACTTTGTCCTGCTAAGTAAATCTGGTATTCCTCAACCGGGATTAAACAGTCCTTTTTTTCCTGATACATTATTAGGAACAGACAACTTCCCTTCTGGGTTTGACTGTTGTTGTGCCTGTGACATCCCGGTTGAATGGAGAATTTTAGAGTTAAGCTATCCATATTTTTACCAAAGCGGGCCAATCGTCCTAAGAGGGGAGCAGAAAAGCGGTGATGATAGACCAGACGGGCCTCCAGTAGAGCATGATGAAAGCGAAGAGGAAAGTCCTAGCTATTTTTTAGAGGGACTTCCTTGTTGTTTTTATCCTCCGTATTTTCTTTATACTGGCTTTATGGAATTGCAAGCTAAATGCATAAATCCTATTACTGGAGAATTTAAAGGATGGCATACATTAGATGAGTGGACGACTGTATATGGTGAACCTGTACACTGTTTCGCTGAGTCTTTTGAAAATCCTTGTTGTACTGGAACAGGAAGATTGTATAGTCCTATGAGATGTACACAAACTCCAACAGAATTTCCACCTACCACACCTTCTGGTGGCACTACACCTGATCCAAGTGGCACTGATGGGCCACCCCACACAACGATTGGGATCGATCCAGACCCTCCCACAGGAACGCCAATTCCGGGACGACCACCCTTTCCACCACCTCCTCCGGGAGGAACAGGGACAGGTACAGGTTGGCCAACAACAACAATCAACCCAACTGGCACACTCCCAGAACCTCCAACAACCACAACTACGACAACAACGACTACCAAACCTCCGTTTACAACAGACGAAACAGGATATCCTCCATACCCATGATAAACACAGACATATTACTCAAGGATTACAGCCAACCATTCTTATATGAACAAGATAATAAACTATCACTATTATGTTGTTTTGCAAGATGGAATATAGCTGAAAAATTTGGAAGTGAAGGTTTTACTATTAAAGCATGGAAAATACATCGTGTTTCTGATGTTCTGAACAATACAAAATCTGAAAGAATAAAACTACCTAAACAAATTGAGGGTTACGGTAGGGTTGTTCTAGAATGCAATCCGTGTTTACATAATGAAAACCTCTTGACATACACTTGCGGAATCAAGACACACGATCTATCTGCTATATATTATTTTATTATAGCTGCACAACTAGATGGCAATAAGTGTCTAGATTATAAAGTTATTCACAGAGCGTTTAATGGTGCGTTTCACGATAAATATATTTACTATATATCTAACTTAGGAAAAACATTAGAGATAGCTAATGCTTATGATATAACAGATATAAGAAAAACCAAGACTTTCTCACTTGAAAAAGATGAACAAATAATTAGATTAAACAGAATATATAATCATGAGATATTTGTCATTACTGTAGCTGGACGAGGCACAGCAAAGTCTATGTTAATAGATGAAAATCTAGAGATTATTAAAGATATTACTATAGATGGGGAAGATGTATACAAGTGTTCTATCTATAAAGACTACTTGGCATATACTGTCAAAGACCCTAGTAAGCTATATGCTAGTGAAAATAGAAGTATTGTGGTAACAAAACTAGACACAAGTATGACATCTACCTAATTCAGAACTCCAACAGAATCCCGGTGGACACTCTGGATTATCTGGCCCATCAGGAATAGTTCCTCCACCACCTTGGGTATTGCCACTACAGTCTACTACTGGAATATCTATCATACAAGGAAAACCCCATTTATTCAGTGTTTCATAACCTAATACGTTTACTCCACCTCCACCAAGCTCTTGTTTAAACAACTCTTCAATAGAGTATAAAGCAGGTCTCCCCTGAGGGCCAAATCCCCATAAATAACCATCGTCTGGTTGTATTTCTTCCCCTACACCTTCACTATCTGCACAACCTCCAGCATCTCCCTTAACAAAGTTGTCTGAATGATTAAGCACAATGTAATCTGCCCCAGCTCCATAATGATAGCATACTACATGATTACCCGCAGGAATACCTTCTCCTATATAATCATAAACAGTGATTGTTCCTCCTGCTGTAGTGTTGTAAAAACCCGGAACATTTTTAACAGATACTGACGCTGATCCTCCGGGAAATAGGTCTGATTGTAAAGTGCCAATCACTAGTGAAGCAGAAGGAGGTGAAACCCATACTGCTCTTGCTGGATCCCATCTTAGGTCAATAGGGCCACAAGGCCATGATTTTGGATTACCCATCCATCCACCAGTAAATGACTCTCCACCGCCGGGAACACACTTTCCATTAATGTCATATCCCCAAGAGTGTAAAAGCAAAGGCCCTCTTAATGCTGGGGCTCTGATATCACTTGTGCCATCTCTACCACCACCACCTCCTGATGCGAACTGATAAGTGTTTTTAGGGTCAGTACCAAACGCTACATATTCAGCAACAAAACCAGTGCCTCCACCATGACCTCCAAAATTCCCCATCATAGCACTTGTAGTATATGGATTTAAAGAAGCAGCACCAATAGGAATAACTTGATTACTACCCATAGGGGGTATTCTCATTTTTGTAGCATTAGCAGGATAATTCATAATGTTTCCCAAAGGAGTAGTAATAGGAGGCATCGCTGCTCCACTCCCAGCAGGATTTGCAAGAATAGGACTAAATATCATATCTAAGCTAACTATAGCATACTTACTATAATTATTGTTTTCTTGAAAATAATCACTAGTATATTTCTTATCTATACCTGCTTCAATTCTATCATTGCCTCCATCAGGGTAACTACAATATATAACACTATTTAAACTAGCAGATGAAACACTTAATGGTTTAGGGCCAGATTCAAAAAACTTATCTCTAACATTACCAAATGCTCTCATACCCTCAGAAAAAGCTCTTTGGATATTTAATTGGGAGTCTTTAAGACGAGTGGCAACAGCTGCTCTGTCACTAACTCCTTTTTTAATAAAGGCATTAAAAGCTTCTGCACTTTGTCCAAACTTTTGTACATAGGTTTGATAATTATATGTAGTAGTAGCCCCTCCTTGAGCATCAATTTTTACAGCTATACTAGCTATCATAGGATCAATTCTACTAAGCCCACCACCTTCCATGTTGTACTTAGGAGTTTCTGCAATGGTGACTTGTCCAGACTCGTATTTTGTTCTCGTTCTAATAGCGTCGTCAGCAACTCTTCTACCAGCTGCGTTCATATTATTATAGCCGCCATACTGCCAAGGGTTTAATTCTTCTATATGCTTAAATTCTGTACCTCCATCTTGGGCATTTGAATTTCTTGCATGAGAAAGCCAAGGGCCATAATTAACGACATTACTTTTCATAGGAATGGCAATCCTATCAGGCATAGCTGCTCCCATACTTTCCTTAAACACATTAAGAAAACTATAGTCTGTTGTGCCGCCAAATTGACTGAAACCTTTTACAGTATTAGGTGCTAGTAATAACTCTATAGCTCGTAAACCCATATTATTTGCTTGACCACTTTCACTTTTATATTTTTGAGGCAGCATATTGGGAAGTTTAATCAGAATACCCATTTTGTTGCCTTTATCTAAGTATACTCTACCATCAACTTCAGCTTTAGTATATATAATATTACCGTTAATTAAATAGTCTCCCGGCATTGAAGAGACATCCAATCCATAGTTTGCGAATAGGCCATTCGGCATGGTTCTGTTAGACATAGCAAAAATGTTAGTACCACAAAAGCATGTGATTTTACCACTACCATCTTTAAACAGATTAGGATTTGATAATCCAAGAGGTGCAAAAGAGTCACTAAAACCAGAATCAGTAGGCTCATCACTCATAAAAGCCCCTGCTCCTTGACCTAAAAATATATCACTATTTTGAGTAAAATTAGTGGTATCATGAAAGCAAAATTTTGCAGGAAGATAACATAGAAAATATTTACCGTAATATGTATCAGCTAGGTTTCTCATCCAAGGATAACATAATTCGTCATATAATAATTCTCCAACACCTTTTTTAGTTGTAAATTTAACAGCTTCTACACAAGCATGTGCTTTGTCTATCATAGTGGTTGCTTGATTAATCATAGCTCTCGCACTTGTATGATCTATGTTGAAAAAATTTAACAAGGCTCTAGAAACACTGTTTCCTTCTAATATCCCATATAATTTCCATTGGGCTAGAGTACTCAAATTACAAAATTCAGTATCTTTAGTAGTCAACACGGTGTTTAATCCTCCAAACCCTGTTGCTCCCAAAGCTCTGGACAAACTAGAGGTATTTATAGTTCTTGTCCAACCATATTGTTGTTCGCTGTACAGGGGAAATCCTTGATTATTAAATCCAACTACAGGATAAACTTCATGTGATACTTCCTCACCATTTACTGTAGAAGTGCCACCCCCAGTTAATATCTCACCATTAGCACCGGCTGAAGGAAAATACATTTCTTTAACATAGTTAACTTTAGAACCTACAACAACTTTCTTGGTTTTTTCATTCTTATACTCTGCCCCAATACTGTAATCCACTAACTTATTATTAGATTTCGCTGCTTCTATTCTATTTTTAATAACTCCAAATGTAGTCTTTTTCTTTTTGTCTATCAATCGAATATCAATCTGATTACCCCCACTAGGAGTGCTAAAAGTCCAATCATAACCAGCTTCTTCACAAACATTGTTTATTAAGTCTAACAAAGTCATATTTTTTGCAGATGTTCCGACGTATGGAATTTCAGCAGCAATATCTCTAATAATACCAAACCACAACTTTAAAGGATAAAAATTACTACCGAATAAATTTATTTGTCTTTTACAAAGACCGTCTAGTGCTTGATAATATGTAGTACTTCCTTGAGATACCTTGCCTTCTGTTTCCAGACCAAAAGGGAAGCAGTTAGATGACATATCAGGAAGTTTCCCTGCATAATCACCAACCTCAAGAGTCTCTCCACCTTGAGTAGAGAATATTGAAGGGCCGTAAGAATCTTGTTGTATTTCTCTGTGTATATTTCTAGAGTTCCAAGCTGTTCGTGTGATAAAACTACTAAAACCGCTTGCGGATTTTCTCATAATATCTGTACTTTGATTCCACTCATTAAGAAAAACATCGTATCCAGCAAGAACTTCTTTACAATCGCTTATTTCTACTTTTGTGGTTTGTCCATTTCTGTTCTCTTTATGGACAACACTTTTAATAATTCCTCCAAATCCAAAGCTATCACACCTAAAGATAGTAGTTCTTCCAACAACCTGTTCTGCATTAAGATGAAAACCAGATAGTTCTATGGATAAAGTACTTGTGGAAGTACCCATACCTAAAGTACAAGTAAACCCTAATATCTTTTTGTATGGATCTTCAGCTCCTGATAATGATCCGTCAGGATCTAATACTTTTTTAGGAGTAGGTTGATCAGAAGTTGGACTCCAATTCCCTTCGACAAATGTCCATGTAAAAATTGGTGCAATTGATTCGCAAGCCATAGTTTTTTTCCTTTATCCTGTTATATAATAAATTGTATTCGCATCCATAGTAATGCCACTATATTCACCAGAACTAATCATAACAATATTTGTAACACTTGAACCCGCTCCTGCACTGCTACTATTACTAATTATAAAACCAGTTCCGTTGGATAGTTCACTAATATTATCTCCACTACTTACATAGTTAGAGTTATTATTTAGTTTACTAATCGGATTTCCTGTAGCAACAAAATCGTAATTAATAGTAAAGTAATTTGTATCTATGGAACAGCTACTATCATCTATTAATACAGTATCTCTGTATGATTCAAATGTAAAGCTTACCAATACATTAGTTGTCTGACTTATATTGATACTTCTATTCTGAGAATAATAATATAGATCATTCAACTGTTCAGCATCTGGTTCTATATTATATACACCGGGAGGCATTTGAGATAGTACAACTCTGTCATTAAATTTTCTTTTATATCCCATAGGCCCAGTAACTAAAAAAGAAATTTTACCGGGATCAGTTTGTATAGTAAGACTATTTCTATAACTAGTATTAGGACTTAATAATATATCGCTAGTAGTAATAACAGGAGGAGGAGCAGCAGGTGGCACTGACTCTTCTGGAGGACGTATAACACCGGGTAATCCACCATCAGGTGGACTGCTTTCAAATCTTAAATCTACTAAATTATACAGAATATCTCCATATTCATAATCTATAGCTTCTGGTGTGGTATCTAAATCGTTTAAAATAAAATCAAGAGTATTAATATGAACAATATCGTAGCTTTCATTATTAATTCTGTCAATCTTTCCTCCATTAAGATCTCTAATTTTAACAATATAAACACCAGCAGGAACATTCGCAAGATCAGCAGTATTGACAGGTAGGTTGTTTTGCAGAACATCGCTTAAACATCTGGTGTTTCTATCATAGTATTTATAAGAATAACTATAAGGAGCATATCCTCCATTTACCAGAAAAAACATAGCAGCACTATGATGTAAAAAGTCTGTTGATTTAACATACATATTAGTTAAGAATGCTTTTTCATTTAGTATCATTAAGAATTTACGAGCCTCTAAAAGCAAACCCATACTTTCTTGACAATTAAAACTAACATCTTCTATCTGATCAGATCTTAAATTTGCTGAAAGTTTTGGAGTATTTAAAAAATCAATTCTAGTTATAGAACCCGGAACATATTTATTAGTTAATATATCTACATCTATAACTTGAGTTTTAACATCTTGTAGTCTAGTAAAATCACCAACACTATTATTATATGTAAAGAGTCCAATATCGACTCCCTGCTTATATTGTGATGTATTTAAATCTGTAGTAAGGATTGACCCTTTAAGTAATTTGATAGTATTAACATCATTATTCAATGAAGTTTCTAAACGAATCTTCCTTCCTCCCGGCAGTATAAGAAAAGATTCTTTATTTAAGATATCTATGTCTGAGTCTGTAATATCAAAAGCTTGGAAGAAAGGTAGGGTGTAATACCAATCTAGACTATCTATACCAAAAAACTTAACATTTAAAGTTGAATATGTATCACAATTAATAGCACCAAATAATACTGATCGCACATATACTTGTCCATCGACCTCTATTTTAATTTCGGTGTTTTCCGTTAACCCTGAGACAAATGAAAGTAAATCAGCATCTCCAACCAAAAACCTATATGGGATAAACAAAGTATCTAGTAAAGGTTGAGAAATAGCCTGAAAACCAAGCTCAGTAGGCTGGTCGCTATATGATGTGGCTGACACAGTCAGAGCAGGTACATTATTTGCTTCAAACCTTTCAGTTACAAATGAACAATCGTCATTATTAATAAATTCCATTATATAGCTACCGGGAAATATCTTTCCTCCTAAGTCATAATAGTATGTCATTGGATTGGTATTATTAATTACTGCTTGACTCACTCCACTATCATCAATATAAGTAGCCCCCGGTTGTTCTACTTTCTGTAAAATAGTAGTATCATATCTGGCAAAAGTTGATACTACATTACCCTGTTCTCCTGTAGTCGTAGAATATAGCTCTATTTGATACGGCCCAGAACCAAAAGAAACATTGAAGTTAAAACTCTCTAATGCCGCATCACGAATCAGTGGTGGGGATTGTCCTGAAAACTCAAATTGTTCTGTTATAAAAGAAAATTCTGTTACAGCACCAGTAACTAAACAGCCGTTTGAATCTTGTACGGTTGGCCTGCCACTAACATTAGCCGCAACAGGAAGAGATAAACTAGTAATTCCATCAGGTGCTCCTGATGAAAAACTGCCCATGCTTACAATATATGGAGGAACGCCTCCACTCCAAGTTATGTCGATAGTTCCTGATCCCTCACAAGGATTTTGCTGTTTTACTGTCTGCAATAGTTGTAAAGTCGAAGTTGTCACGACAGAAAAATTTAATTCTGATAAAGGCAAAGTGCCTCCAAATAAATACCCAGAATAACTACCAGTAGGTAAGTTGTTTATACGAGTACCATTTAATCCTGTTCCAGCATCAGTAGGTAAATTTAACCAATCTACTCGTAAAGGATATTCATTCTGACAGGCAAATGTCTCATCAACTTCACCTTCTCCTCCTGTGTATGCTACATCAATGCGAATCCTTCCGTTGTCTTCATTTCCACACACAAGATCTGTTACAGTAGAAGAAAAAGAATATCTACAATCTACTCCTGTAGAAGAAATACCTAGAACAAAATCTCCTGTAACGAAAGCCCCGCTAGCGTCTGTAGCTACGACTAGTGCATTAAGATCCGAAGAGCCTAGTGTTGCCCCACTATTGACAAATAATTCAGCAGTCTTAATGAATTGTGTTCTGTCTGCGGTAATTCCAGTAGCAACATCAATACTAAAAATAGATGCGTCCGACCCAGTAAGAGCATAGGTCACTGTGTTTTGATCTTCATCTTTAACTTTTATATCTGCTATTTTAAATCTACCAGCTTGTGTTGGTGTGTCATCTGCAATCAGCAAAGACGCAGGATCAAAAGAAACAGCAGGAGGATCATTAGCATCATTAATAGTAATGGTTATTAGTCCACCTAAATCGTATGGGCTACCGGGTTGCAAGAATGGAGGTCTTCCAGAAACAACCAAGTCAATTCTGGGTTCTGTTTCATAATCTAAAGAAGCACCGGGTTGCAAATATATTTCTGGAGTTCTTGTTTCATTATCTTCTATATAAAATCTATCTAGTGCAGATCTAAAACCTGAGCCTGCATATCTTAAATCATATACAGATATGTCATTTTGTAAGAGAGGGTCAGTAAAGATTAAAGATGATATAAAAGTTCCTGTAGAAACACTATAGTCTTCATTTAAAGAAAGAAGATCAGGAGTACAGGTAATTCCAGTAGCTTCTACAACATCAAGAAGATTAACCAATACTTGTGCAGATGCTGAGTATTGTCCAAAAATATTACCAACACCTACTAACCCAGTAAGAATAGGTTTAGTTTCAAAATCTAATAGAACTCCTACTGCTATTGCTATTGCACCAGTACCAGCGATTGGATTATAATCTAACGTAAATAAATCTGCATCATCACCTAACATCATAGCGAAATTATCACTGCTAGTATCATTATCTTGTACAGTAAGTTCAGACACCTTAAATCCGGTAGAAGGTATAATTTGATCTTCTCTTACGTCTACTCCACTTACAGACAATGTTGCAGAAACAGGGGGATTATCGGTTGCGAAAAATAACCACTCTCCAGTAACACTTGGGGTCTCTCCGCTTTGGCCAGCAATAATGCTAATATTATAATCTCTTTTGACGAACTTGTTTAGAACTGTTCCAGAATTAAGATATATATTACCTTCTTGAGTTCCGGTGTTAAAGGTTATGTTAAAGAAACTACTGTCAGCACCAGCAAGAACAACTTCATTATTTCCGTTCCCTGAAGTGTCAGGATCTAAAACATTAAACAGTGCAACCAATACGTCAGATGCTGTTGAACTATTTTGATTGTAACCACCACTGCCTGACGGAGTAAACGTAACCCCTGTCGGAATTTCTGGAACATTTAAGACATTAACTGTAAACGGAGCGTTAACTATACACTCAGGGCAAATCGTGCCAACATACGGATCATTACCCGTCATACTGGTAGCATAAAAAGGAGTAGTTTCATGGTCACATGCTACTCCAGAATTAAGAAACAAAGTACCGCTACTTCCTGATATTACGGTACTAAATGTTCCGCTAATCACTGACCCTGTCTCAATAAAAAGCTGATTGTAGCCTAAAAATTCATCATCATTTGTAAATGTGAATCCCCCAATAGGAATTAATCCGGTAGTAGTTTGTGTGGCATTACCAGCAACAACGGTTTCATCAATATCAAAAACACCACTACCATTATCCCATTCAACACCAGTTGCAGAGACTGTTGTTGTTGACAGAGCGATTAATTTATTTTCAGGAAAAGTACTAGAAGCAATAGTAGACGGCATAAGATAAAAGTTGTGAGACTGATTAACAGTGCCAGACAATCTATCAAATACTATAATGTCATGATAGGTTCCCATATTTAGAGATCCTGTAAAGCTATGTGTATCATATAGCCTATCTAAATCTCTAAGTGCGTAAGCCTTTTCTCCTCCTTCTTCTAATAACAACGTCCTAAACTCTGCTGGACAAGAATAAGTTACTTCTATATTACCTGTTATATTGTCAAAGAAAGGATATGATAACATATTGTACGGGTCGATTATAGCAGATATCCCTGTAGTCTGACTAGAAGCCCATAACACCTGATCATTAACTAACTTCGATATTCTTCTTCTACCTTGTGCAGCATATACTGAATTTATAGAAAGGGAACTATTGTCTCTAACAACTAACTGACTAGCATCATTGCCTGTGCTACATAAAGAAACAACCAGCTTATCTGCTACTGTAATAGCATCTGCTCTATAATTAAGATAGCTATGTAAGTATGTTGTACCAGAACTGACATTTCCAGAGAGAGTAAACTCTCCACTATTCAAGCTATTTGTATTAAGGTCTAAAAGCAAAGGGTAGTCAGATGTCCCGCTATAATGATGATCTGTGGCTAGAATATGGTACAGCCCACTGTGTACTACCATATCTTCAGAATTTTGAGCATCCCAGTAACAATCTTCTTGTCTCAATGTTGGAATAACGGATATTTTAGCAGGAAGAACCCTTGCTGTTCCTCCGGTAGAATTGTCTGTCAGTGTTGAACTTATGGTGTCTGTAACAGCATTATATATCTTGAACTCGCCTACTCCAGTACCTATTACTAAATATTTACCATTGTTATAGTCTAGTCTCGAAATTCTATTAACAACACCAGCACCACCGAAAGGTTGTTGAGGATTCCATAATTGTGTGATAGTATTGTAGCGGTATATTCTGGTAGGGTCTGAAGCAAATCTGCAAACAATATAATTATTATAAGAGGATCTAGCATGAGCACCGACTACCTCTACTAATCCTGTTTCTGTTGGATGCTTAATTCCACTATAAGAAGAAGAACCATATTGATAAGTATATAGATAATCATCATTAGATGTAGACCCTGCTCCTCCTGTTCCTTGTGGAGCTAAGACAAACAGACCTGTGCCTAATGGTTCAAAATATGAATTTTCTACATTGTTTACTCCTCCACTAAAAGGAATAGTTTGTCCAACGCCAGTAAGAAAAGGATCATGTCTACCTAATAGAATATTGTCTGTACTAATAGTTGCGTCGTCAAGACCACAACATCTACTTGAAGGAACATCAGCACCAGTAAAACGTATTGTTCCAACACCCCCAAAACTAACACCAGAACCAAATCCTCCGATACTCCTTTGTATACTTACTTCTATAGAATCTCCAACACCAGTTGGATAGTAAAAAATATAGGAAGCACTAGTAGACTCAATATTTTCACTACCTACCATAGTGCAGTTATCACTACATCCATAAGCCTCATTAATGCCAGAACTCAAAAATGGAATTTTATGCCCAATGACAATAGGATTTCCTGTGCTTGCAAACATCCCCGCAGGAAGACCACTAACATAATTGTATGTATTAATATTGGGTACAAAACCCCTATCAACATTAACACTAACTGTTCCAGTTACATTGTAAGATCCGCTATCAGTAATAGCAACATTAACAGTCGCTGTTGATGAGATTGTTACTCCTGTAGTATTTAAAAACAGGTCTGCCCTACCAGAACCTACTACTTGACTCTTATCAAGGCTAAAACTATCACTAGTAGAATCAGGGACTATTTCAAAATAAATAGTTCTAAATTCATCAGTAATATCAAGGTCTTCAACTTGAAAAAAACCAAGATTTGTAAAACTTCCTGTACATGCTGGTTTATTTGCATTAATAAAGACAACATCCACAGGCTCATCATTTAGATCATTAAGAGTAAAAGCTAACTCGCCACTACAATTTAGATATGTGCTTCCGCTGATAGTAAAGACTTGAGAATTTTGGCCAGTTGCTACAGTGTCATAATCTACAGTAGTTCCACTAGCAATAAAAAATTCATAAACATTAAAATTAACACTAGTAGTAGTTTGTCTCATACTGACAAAAGAAGGAACACCTGACTGATCAAAAGTTCCTGTACCACTTACTGCAAAATTACCAATAATAATTTCAGATGCAGTAGGTTCAGCTTCATTCAAGCTAGCAGTACCAGTAGTGACAGTAATATCACAAGTGCTCAAAGCATAAAAGTTTTGCTGAGTATCTATAGAATTTAATATATTATTATATAATTCTCTATTTTTATCTATTGACATTTAATGTATTCCTCGGTAATAGAATATGAATATCTTCCGTCTGTAATACTCCGTGACTTCCTCATAATATTTGCTACATTTAACGAAAATCTAGTTTTTTGAGTTACAAATTCCAAATTCACAGCACTTTCTAGTACACCATCACTTTTCATACCAGAAGGTACAAATCCACTTGGCCCTACAGGATTGCTTGTACAAGTACTAGGGAACTCTGCTGTAACAGTAAGTCTATATTTTGGTGCAGAAACAGCTGGGCTTTCATATACTAATGGAGGAAAATTTCCCCTATTAGGAGCTAGATGTTCAGCCCTACCATGAACAGAGGGTCTCTCTTCATAGTTTGTCTTAATCTTATAGCCCAGTAAATCACACTCTTCTACTTCTTTATATACTGTTTCAAAATCTATTCGATTACTACCTTGAATTTCTGAAACTCTAGTACTATACTTTTTTAAACATGTTCCGTCAGGGGCTTGGTATGAGTCTCCTCCTGCTACTCCTCCTCCTCCTCCTCCTCCACCCCCACCGTCAGCAATAGCAGCAGGTGGTGCAGATATTTCTTCGCTCTCTAATGGACATGCTATCTCGAAGATTTTTTCTTCTGGTTCGACGAATTCCGTAGAGACCATACCGTATACAGCTTTAGCATTATCAAATGCATCATATGAGGGTGATGAAAAACTAGAACCACCATCAATACCCTGAATACTTCCTTTAACGGTAGCTGTTGACAATTTAGTTTTTTGGTCTGTTGTTTTTGATATGCTATAGTCTACCATAGCCATCGCACCAGCTTGTCCTACGCCTTTTGGTGCAGCAATCATTTCAAAAGTTGCACTTCCGTCTGTCTTCCCTATGCTTTTATTTGAGGACAAACCATAGTAAATATAGCTATCTGATACTGGCATTAGTTTATTTATTTCAGTATCTAAAAAAGCACTTATGCCACTTTGATAATTAATAGCATTACTGTCGCATCTATCTGCATCATAAAGACCAACAGATACTGATGAAGTAGCCTTGCCATGACTTTTCCATATATTGGAATTTCCATCAACTACAAAAGTACTACTAGTAGCGTCTTCAAAAGAAGTAGACCCTTCGAATGAACTCAGTATTGCGTTACTGTCTATAGTACCAACCGAAATGTCTGTCTGATTTTTAATCAAAGGTGTTTTAGTAGAGTCTTTAGCACATTCTAAATTAATACTATAACTTAGATCTAAGGCACCACCTCCCGGTGAAACACTAACATCTTTAACTATTCCTTGTGCTCCATCCAGAGAGTCTATATCGCCCCCACATTCAACAGTCCCTACAATAGATTGACAGGTGTCTATCATTCCTAATATTGTGTCTATCATTCCTGAATATTCAGAAGCGGTATTGGAATGATGAGTTCCTTGCACTGATACATTAACAACACCTCCTATTACTTCCTCTCCATAATAGAAGTACTCTGGACTTGCTGATACTGAGCCCTTTGGTATTGGGTTAAAACCGCCTACTGTAATCATTATTATCCTCCGTATCCTACATCATCACTGGAGAGATTGGCTCCAGAATATTGTGTAATTTTAAGAGAGCACTTATTATCGTTTACACTAATCACTTTACTGGTGATAATACCGCTACCTTGCATGTAATCAAGAGAAGCAAAAAGCCCTGTTGTATAAGCTATGATTTCAGTACCAGTGCCGGGACATTTTCTTTTAGATGTGGCATCAATACTGTATTCATATACTGTGTCTGGAGCAACATTCATATTTTGTATCCAATAGCCACTTGAAGACCAGCCTTGAACTTCTATTAAAGTTTTTTGAGTTCCTCTTGGTTTTCTAGTAATGCTGTAAGTTGCATCATAGTCATCATCACCACAAAATCCTGCATTTTGATTAGTGACTTCTACAGTTAAAGTAGCACTATTACTACCTTTGTTTTCTTCTACATTCATGCTTTTAACAAAGCCGCAACCACTATTTGTAAATTCAGGAAGAGTAAGTATACATGGACTAACCGAACCACCTCCCGGCTCACCAACGCTCACTCCTGATATTCCAGAGTTTGCCATAAACACCGCTAAAACACCTTCAACTATACTTAACGGTGAACTTGATAAATCTGATGAAGACGTTGAACCCGAACAGTCTACAGCTGACAATATAGGTAGTTTTGTAACGGTTAGCTGATAAGACTTATCTATATAATTCTCAACATGATTAATTGTTTCAGTCACGCTCTGTTCTGCCGTCAGCATCCCACCCCTCGCACCAGTAGGCATCCCATATGCCACACAATTAATACTCACACTTCCTGCACCCTTATCATCAGTTCTCGAAAAGCTGTAAGGATAAAAAGTCCCGAAGCCAGTTGGCTTTATAGCACCCTGTGGGAGTGAGGAAAATAATGCACAGGCTACACTATCTGCGTTCTCAAAAGCACTACTACCCTCAGTAGATCCACACTGAACTTGAATAGAACAGGTATAAGACGCTGGTTTATTGAAAATTACGTTTGGCTCTTCTTCTGTTGACTCACTAGACTCGTCCACAGGTAGCTCTACACCGTCCATATCATGAGGAATATCAATGGACTGACTGTAAGATATAGATTGGCAGTTTCTGCCAGCTACGGGATACTTAGAGGAAAAACTTCTATTAGGAATAGCTTTAAGTGTAACAGTATATACTAATTTAGTAGCAAAATCGGAATCCCCACCAGCAGATACTCCTTGAATGTAGGCTTTTACATTATCATTACCGGGATATGAAATAGTCATTGGAGCGGGATTCAAAGACAGATTAAGAGCATTATTGTAAATGCTGGTTAAGTCTGATGAGTCTGTACTAAATACAGTATCAGTGACACTTACATTATCTGTTATACCAATCACATTCTGATTACTGTCAGAACTATATTCTGTAGTAACGCTTACTGTAGGTCTAACAAGATTTAATCCTCCGACTGATATAGCCATTTAAAATCCTTTTATCTATTTTACTATATATATATTTCCACTAACTGTAGCACCGGGATTAGCATAATATGTTCCACTTTCGGGAGCAGCATGTCTAGGTGTGTAGCTAACAGTGCCATTAAACACTCCAGTATTATTAGTTGTTCCACTAGATATAGGTAATGCTCCTCCTCCATGTATAATGGTGAAAGAATTATTTAAGCCTGTGCAATTAAAATTATAAGTAAAACCACGATACAAATACAAGTCAGGAGTTTCGTCTACTCCTGCTCCATTTGTGCCTCCACCACTAAAGATAAAACTATTAGTTCCAGTATTAGAAACAGCAAAAGAAATAGTAGGGTTATCTGCTAGGACACGATATCCAACGTCATTTGCCAACTCGCTTACATTGTCTCCAGAAGCAACATAGTTAGCGTCATTAACAAGAAGAGAAATGTTGTTTCCTGTAGAAACATAATTGGCATCATTTGTTAAGTGACTAACATTTTCTCCACTGACAACATATTGAGCATCATTAACTAATTTACTAATATTCTCTCCACTAGCAACATACTTAGTATCGTTAACCAGTTCACTAACGTTGTCTCCGCTAGTAACATAGTTGATATTATTAACTAACTCACTAATATTATCTCCGCTTGTTACATAATTAACATCATTTACGAGTTCACTGATATTGTCACCACTAGAAACATAATTAGCACTATTAACAAGGAAGCCAATGGGATCGCCACTAACAAGCATTGCTCCGCTTCCTGCCAAGACAGGTCTATTCTGTGTGACTACTGATGCAGAATCTATCTCTAATAGTGAGCCAGTAATTGTGACTCCCGTGTTCTTGATATAACTAGTATTGTGTCCAGTACTACTAACATTATTACCGAATATATGAACACCAGAATGAGTAGAAGTATTTCCTTGACCGATAACATAAACATTATGATTATCTATATTATTTTGATAACCTAGAACGCTAGAATTATTGCCAGAAACATCATTATTCACACCAACAATAGATAGATTTTCTCCAAACCCTCCATTATTATAACCCACTACAGCAGAATAAAGACCACTATTAGAATTAGAAGTACCTACTGTTGTAGAATAATTATCGTCTACGGTATTTGAATTACCTACTACAACCACATGATCATTACCAGAAGTAGAAAGTTCATTACTGTATCCTACTATAGTATTCTCACCACTATTAGCCTGTACAACATTATCTAAACCAACCACAGTAATGTTAGCACCAGTACCAGTAACTGATAGATTAGAACCAACAAATACTGAATCATCTAGTCCAGATAAGTTTGAAAGGTTTACATTATTATCACTAATACTTAACACATCTGTAGGACTGCCAGATTGTAAAACTCTGACAAAGAATCTTGAGGTTTCTGATCCTGATGCAGGATTGAGAACTTCTACTCCATATTTAGTTCCTGTAACAGCAACACCAGAGGTATTGCTAAAGATAATACTTTGAGCATGTTCTGTTCCTGTTGCAGAAATCCGACTATTAACAATATTAACTTCTGTGCCTGTAGAATCAACATAGAAACCTATTCTTTGTGCTGCGTCTTGTTTGATCTTTATGTAATTATTATCGTTAGATACTAGATATGTAGAATTACTACCTGTAATACTAGCTCCTGAACCACCTAGAACCCAAATGTTTGCACCTGTTACAGTGTGTGATGAACCTATAGCACCGGCATAAGAACCACTTTGAATATTATTTTGATGTCCGATATTAATACTGCTGGTTCCACAATTTGTACTGTAGTAACCTAAGCAAACATTATTTCCTTTGTTAGTATTATTTGAACCTATTACTATACCACCAGAAATAGAATTATTGGGGCCTACTTGAATATCTTCGTATGTTAGCAAACCTACAGTTTGAAGAGTTCCATTATTGTCTACTTGTAATTTAAGAAGACCTTCCTCAGAGGAATCAGTAGCATCACTAGCTTCTGCCAGAATTCTAGCATAAGTAATATTTTCATCAATAGAATTATGACCTATAAAATCTATACGACCTACATCCAGACCTTCTGTAAAATCAGGATCATTATTCTTCATTGTGATAACAGGAATACCTCCACTTGTAGTAGAGCAGACAGTCATACCTTCTGTTCCTGTAGACTTAATGTAAAGCCTATCTGTAGGATAATCACCAGCGATACTAACACCATATTGTGAAGCATCTACGCAAAGTAAGTCTGCTTTACCATTACCATGTACTTTTAGGTCTACATTACCAGACTGTAGATTGAATGTATTTCCAGCAGGACTTAGCTTGACAGCAGCAGAAGCATCACCACTTCCTCCTACATACAGAGCATTACTACTAAAGAACAAACCTGTAGAATTTGAAAGCAGATTACTTGCTGCTATTTGTATAGAACCATCCGGGCCACTAGAAGCAGCAGCATCTGATATAGGGTCTAATACAACCCAGTTAGTATTAGTAACATCAGATACTAATCTTACATAATCGTTTTTCTTAGTAACAACATAACTTGTAGTACTATTAACTGTGTCTGAACCATCTGGACTTAATGTGAGTGCATTGGCTCTTTCTGTTTCCACACCAGCAAGAGAAGTTAATACTATACCGATAATAACAGAGTCATTAGATATTGCAGGAAGGGAGACTGTTAAGTTAGTTGCGGCATCTACAGCATAAGTACTATTTACGTTAGCAACGCTAGAACTGCTAGATATTCTCTCAAAAGGAGAAAAATTGGGATTTTCTGCTACTACATCAATATTCACAACACCATAAGAAGATTGAATAGTAATTTTATCATTAGCAGATTCACTAGAAGAAAGGCTGGTTTCTCTCACAAATTGATAGTTACCACCACCCAAGTCTGTTAGATATCCAATGCCATACTCCCAAGTAATAGCACTATCTACAGTACTGAGATAGTAGACAAACCTTTCCTGATTAGGAGAAGTAGTATTTACTAAAGTGGTTATGTCATTATAAGACGAAGATGCTGTAACATTAAAGTTTCCTGTTCCATAAGAACCTGCTACTGCTGTTGCTCTGTATCTGTAATTAAAATGTTTATTAGCCATTTTTATCCCTTGTTAAATTAGTGGTGTTAATTTATGCTTGATAGCTTGCTGTGATTGCTGAAGTGTCAAAACCGGGGTTATTCTGTGCCAAACCTGCTGCAATATTCTGACTAATCATCTGTCCAAATCCTGCAAGTCGTGTTTCAATTGCTTCTAGGCCAGCTATGTTCACCGTCATGGGTTCAACGCTAATTGAACCAACAACAGTAATAGTGCCATCTAGTTTAACTCCTTCAAGTCTATTGAGGAAAGCGTCTGTCTGGGACGTAAAGCTACTTGCAGCCCTCTGGAACCTTCCAGCCCCTGTCATAATCTGTTTACTAGCCGTATTTAACGATTGTGCTCCATCATTAATTACACCAATAGAGCTTTCTAAAGTACTTAAACTAGAAGAAAGAGTCCCTACATGTTCGCCAAATGCTGTTACTTGAGTAGTAAATGCTTCTACATTTAATACTGTACTATTACTACCTGTTTCACCTCCCTGTTGTTGTCCAGTAGCCAAGGCGTTTATGGCAGTTACAATAGCAGCTTGAGTCTCAGTAAGTTTGCCAATCACTCCGAGGTCTGTAGCAGTAGCATTTACAGCCCCTATAATATTACCTCCTTGAGCATTTACAGCTGTTATAACATTACTTCCTTGAGTATTTACAGCACTAGTCGTTAAAGCGATGGTAGGTAGCAGTGATGAAGTCTGGCCATCTATTGCAGTTACTACACTTTGGAACTGAGCTTCACAACTACAATCGCCTTGTACTTCTGGCTGTGGTTGTGCTGCTGGGGCTGCTGCTGGTGCTGGGGCTGGTGCTGCTGGGGTTACTATGTTTTGCAGTGCTTGTTGGCCAAGTCTTGCCAACTCATCAAATATTTCCTTAAAGGTATTAAACATGCTCAATGCTTTTCTCTCTGACTGAACCTTTTTCTTGGTAACTTCTAATGTTGGCTCTCCACCATCTGCAAGATAGTTAACCCCACTACTACTAACTGTACCTCCGCTACTTTTGTTTATAGCTTTAAGAAGGCCAGCATTTTTGGCTGCTGATTTAGCATTAACAACAAATTCGCCGGGAGTCAACATCGCCGGTACAGTATCAGTACCCTTTGGTTGGTAATCAACAAGATGTCCACCATCTTTAAGATAATTAACTTTACCACCACGTTGCAGTCCCATAGCCTGAATGACATCTCTAAGGGCTTGTGGACTTCCTCCGTTTCCACGACCAGACTTACCAGCCGTCATTGCTCCTAGTAAAGTTGCAAAAATTTCTCCTTGCTTATTACCTAGTAGTTGTTGTTCGTTATATCCTCCTCCAGCTTCTACTGTACCGGGATGACGACTAGCAAAAGCTTGAACAGATGCAAGGTCTGCTAGGTTTCTGCTAGATGCTGATCGGTCAAGCATATTTTGTCCCTGTTCATCAGGGTTGTCTGGTAGTCCGTGAAAATTCTGTATAGCATGGCCTAACTCATGATGAAGAAGCGATTCAGCAGCTTGTCCATATTCATTTTTACCTACATATACCTGTCCTCCAGCTTCAGTACCACCTCCTACAAAGTCAGGCTTATTTTGAGCATAATACAACCCATAGTCAGGATCATTTTCTTTACCTGTTTGATCAAATCCGGGAGTGTTTTGATTTTGATTTCCTCCAGCATAGTTCAACCCTGCATTAAACCCTGCATTTCTCATATAGTCTATTATTGCGGCATTTGCACCAGCAGATTTTAAATTACCAGACAAATTATCCAATGACATTGCTACTTCTTCAGGAGACCCCAAGTCTACTCCATCTACTAGTTTAAACTCATTAACATTCATTGAGTCTAGTAGTGTGGCTTCATCAGCACTAATTAATCCTCCGTATGCTCTGTATTGAGGTCTAGGTATTCTGCCTCCTCTTCTTCTTCTTTCGGCCATAATGAAATTATCACCTTGCTCTGCATCATCATCACCAGCAGGATCAGCTTGTTCTGTTGTGTTTTGTTGTTGCTGTGCCAACATCAACTGCTGTTGCATTTCCTTAGATATTCTAGACTGTATTAATGGAACCTCTAGCGGCATCTCAGATAATGCTGTATAATTTACTCCGTACTGATTACCCCCATCACTAACTGCTGGAAGATCAGTAGGCATAGCTTGATTTGTGGCAGCAGAAGCAGTTTGTCCATAATTGCCACTACCCATGAAATCAGCAACTTTGTTTGGAACAACTCCTCCTTGACTTCTATTAATAGATTGTAAGAGACCCATATTCTTTTGTGCAGACTTCCTGTTTACTACAAACTCACCGGGAGTAAGCATAGCAGGCACAGTGTCCGAGCCTTTTGGAGTCATAGCAACAGTTGGACTACCACCAGTACTGAAGTACCCTTTCACCGGTTCTGCTTGTAGTGCCTCTTGGCTTAGTCCTATTTCGCTTCTAAGTTTGTCGTACAGCTTAGGATTCTTTGAGATCATTTCTGCAGTAATCTCTTGACCCTTAGCACTAATGCGATTATCTCTTGCATATTCAGCCAATCTTTGATGGCTTCTACCTACTGCTGCGTTTCTGTTTATTCTATAATCGTATGCTGCCTTGATATCAGGATCAAACCTATTAATAAAAGCCTGTTTTTCTGTTTTAGAAAGACTCTTAAAGTTGTCAGGCAGCTGATCAAAACTAGTAATTGCAGTATCTGTATCGGGTGCTTGTACTGTTGGTTTTATTTTTTGTGAAGGAGTAGCAGGAGCTTTCGAACCACTTATTTGCTTAGTATTTGTTGTATAATATCCTTGTTGTGATGCTTTTTTAGCTGCTGCTGTCGAATCGGATGCCTCGATTGTCAATGTCTTTTCTGCTCCGGTTTGCCTATCAAGAACTTCAACGCTAAACGTCTTCGTTGTGTCGGAAGCACTAGTTGAACTTGCACTTAAATTTTTACTGACTGCTGCTTTGGCTTTGCTATCTACTTGTTGCTGTTGCTTCTTAGTCAATGGTGTTTGTTGAGAACTTATTGCTCCTCTTCCTACATCGTTTGGATCGTTGGGAATCTGATAGCGACCTGTTGTAGGTTGAGTGGCCACTTTATTAACATCAGTACTAGGATCAGCTTTAGTTTTTGCTGCCTCAAGTGCTTCTTTTTCTGCTTTGCGATCAGATATAACTTTTGCAACTCCATCACGATCACTACGAGCTGCTGGGTTTGGTGAGTAAAGCTCATTTTGTAGTATTGCTTGTTGTCTCTCTAGCGTTTCTAAGTCTGCCAACTCTTCCTTAGTATAAGGATTGCTCTTGAAAACGCTAGTTTTGCGTTTGTTGCGAGCTGTTTTTATTTTGTTTACGTTTGCAACAATATCATCATACTCAACTTTCAATGCTTTACGACTAGCACTCACTGATGATATCTTGTCTACAGTTTTCTTAACGGTAGGGAAGGCTGCTGAAAAGAAAGAACCATACTTAATTGCACTAGCAAATTCTGTTCCGTCTGGGCTAATAAAATCTAGACCCATCATAGTCATAGCAGCCGCTGGATTTGTCTTGAACAAGTTAGCCATATAGTCTTCTTGACTAGCACCAGCAATATAAGAATCTGGAGTCATGTTCTCTTTACCAATCAGACCTTCAGCTATCTTACTACCGGGTTTAGTAAAGGCACTTAAACCACCCTTCATAACATCGGTCGCTAAATTTTCACGACTAGGAGTAACACCTTTAGTTGCTACTTCAGGATATATAAAGTCTCCAACTTTATCACCAATAAAGTCTCCAATCCCTGTTTGTTCAACAACAGCACCGGGGGCAGTAAGAGCACTAATAAAAGCACCGGGAATAACACCTAGCACATCTAGAACGCTCGAAGCAGCATCTGCACCACCAGCTATAAGGCCAGCACCAAGAGGATTGTCCATCTTGACTTCTTTACCAGTAATAGGACTTACTCTTTTATTTCTTTTTCTAGAAGCTACTCTACTATTACTACCTCTAGGAGGATTGCTGTCTAGAGCTTTTTGTACTTCTACTAATCCACCCTTATTAAAGAATTGAGCATTTTGAGGATTATAAATTTGTGCAAAGCTTAAACCTTCTATTCCAGCTATGTCAATTGCATTTGGTAAATTTCCATAAACGCCGAAGCCTAATCGTCCATGAGCTTTACTAGCAGTACCATACATACTAGGAGCCGAAAATGGTCGAGGCCAAAGTTTTTTCCACGCTTTAGCCTTTTCTATAATAGTTTTACCGTCCAGCTCTGAGGCGAATCTATCTTGTCCCGGCCAATTGCCTGCCAGACCTCTATACCAACCTTGCAGAGAACTGTAAAAACCCCTCGCTTCATTAGCAGATGGCTGACCCGCAGGGTTTCTTCGTTGGCCATAATGACCCGCATCTGTTAAAGACTTATATATCTCTCCTAGAGCAGTAGACCGTACAGTTGGGCTTGTGTATCTCTTGTAAGGATCAGCAACACCATCTATATATTGACCAAATTTTCCTGCAAGTAAATTGCCATTACCACTGGCTTTTCTTGCTTCTTCGACAGTCCGAGGGTTTATACCTTGAGCTAAGTTCAAGTTTCCTGCATAAAGTTCAAACCAATGTTTCTGAGCAAAACTTAAACCTGCTGCTTTTGCATTAATAAATCCACCACGAGACTCAAAAGGTTTAACTAAATCACTGTCCAAAGCCCGTAACATTTCTCCATAGCCTCGCCCGACAGCTTTAACTATAGCATTTGGCTGATTATCGTTCCCCATTGTTTCAGATATAAAGTCTCCAAGGGAATTCGCTCTACTGTCTAATTCGTCTGCACCCAGAGTGCCTCTAGGGACAATGTTTTGACGAGCAGCACCAGAAATGTCTGGAGTTCCATTACTAGCTAAGAATCTCATGACACTATTGTATCTAAACCACATCCTGTCATTATTTGCGTTGTCTGCTAATGATCTGTCTCCCGGCTTCACAAAATCATCTCGTTCCAAAACGCTAATGCGAGCATTCTCTCTAGCTCTTTCTTTCTTCTGCTTTTTCATCTTTTTATATAGTGTAATATTATTTAAAGCTTCCTCATCAGCAACACCAAGAACTTTGCTCTGTCCGGGCAGTCCTGCTTGACCCTTAGTAGACAAAGGAAGAGCTTTCATTTGAATTTTCTTTGGTTTACCTTTATCGTCCTCAAATTCTTTGCCCTGATATTTGGACATAGCAGCACTGGCAATAAAAGGTTCTGGGAAATTCTTGAAGCCATCATACGCAGATACATCTTTGGATATTTCCTTTCCTCTTCCTGCGTTAAATACTTCATCAATAACTTTTTCAAAAGCAATCGCGTCTTGGTCTCTGTTCAAGCCTCCTCGAAGTATGTCCGATGTCTCTCCCGCCAGTTGGTGCAGTTTAGAACTCTCTGATATCAATCCTTCCTTAGTAAGACCGTTGATAGCAGCTGCTTTAAAAACCTCTCCTGTACCTTTACCGTCTATGTCGTATTTCTTACCATAAAGATAGCCAGTGTTAGGAGTAACCTTTGGGCCAACTGTGTCTTTACCCTGACCAGCCCCAATAGCACTATACAACCCACGATAGATTCCATCGTCCTGATACATAAAAGGATTATTAGGATCCAGTTGAGTTGGGGGCTTCTCTTCTATGTCTGGAAGATTAGGTTCTATGTTAAATTTATTTTTTA